CTCCACCCCCGCCACCTCCTCCACCTCCTCCACCCCCGCCAGCAGCCGCATATCAATTAAGCAACACTGTGGCATCGGTCAACGAAGGTGGAGTGGTGATGTTTACATTGGTGGCTCAAAATGTCTCTGATGGAACGCGAGTGCCTTATACCATATCAGGCTCTGGAATCACCTCTAATGATTTCGATTCTATGCAAGTAAATGGATCCAGCATATCCACAGCCTTGACTGGCAATTTCATTATTCAGAATGGTGTTTCTACTCTGAGAGTGGTGGTTGCCGCTGATCGCGCCACAGAAGGAGCAGAAACATTTACAGTAAGTTTGGATAATGGTCAGAGTGCCGTCAGCGTGACTGTCAATGACACATCAAATGAATCTCCCAAAGTATATGGGTCACCTGGGACATATACCTTTACCGTACCTGCATATACTACATCTTTGCAAGTGGAAGTCTGGGGTGGCGGTGGCGCTGGTGGAAAGGTGGGACCAAATACTGGTGGTGCCAATGGTACCAATGGTGGTGCATCATCTGCATTTGGAATAACTGCAGGTGGGGGCACAGGGGGCACTGGCGGCGTTGCATATAGAACGGTATACCCAAGCGGTGCTGGTGGAACGGCAACTGGAGGAAATCAAGTCAATACCTCAGGTACGACCCCACCAAATCCAACTTCAGCGAGCTTCACACCTCCAGGGGGCACTGCACCGTATGGTGGACTGGGGGGGCCAGGAGCGACCGGCGTAAATTGGAGAAATGGATTATACGGAGTATTCTCCGGCGGACCGGGGCAGGCCCCTGGTGGCGGTGGTGGTGGGTCAGTATCCGATAATGGAAGAGGATGGTGGAACTATGGCGGTGCTGGTGGCAGTGGAGCGTATGGTAAATCAGTTTTTGCAGTGGGTGCTCTCACTCCAGGCGCCACTCAGACCATCACAGTTGGGGCCGGGGGAGTGTTGGCGGATTGGGGCGCAACTGGCGGCAATGGCAGAGTAATAATTACCTGGTCTTAGAAATGGGTTTACTTGATCACATCAACCATCTTGTCATCAGCTTGATGTTGTTGCCATCAGAGAATTATAAGTAATTTACAAACTGGAAAATTCAATGAAAAAACTGCTGTTTATTCTTTCAATCTTATTATCAACACCAGTGTGGGCCTGGAATCAGACTCCGCCCAGACCTCTGGATGCCTGCCGGACAGATGCGCCCTACGGTTTTCCACAGGGACGCCAGGGTTACGCCGAATGCCGACTGGCCTATGCCACGCTGAATGACACTCAGGCCAAATTGCCTGTCTGGACTGTATACACACTGACCCCCACCGAGGCCCTGGGGTGCTTGCCCAGAACCAACGCATTTGTGGCAGATGCCAGTATCCCCCGAGGTCAGCGAGCAGAGCCCGGCGATTACACCGGCACTGGCTACGATCGAGGCCACGTGGCCCCCGACGGCGATATGAGTTTTGATCCACAGGTGGAATATGAAAGTTTTCTGATGACCAATATGATGCCACAACTGGGCGGATTGAATCGTGGCATCTGGAAATTGTTGGAAACCACCATTCGTGGCTGGGTGGTGCAGCGCCAACAGAGTTACACTATCTATGCTGGTCCCATATACGGTGCTGGCGATCCCACCATCGGTGCCAATCGTGTGACAGTGCCACACGCATTTTATAAAATTGTCATCAACACGGCCACCGGAGAAACCCTGGGCTGGGTGTTTCCTCAGGCTGGTAATCTGGGCAATGATCTGACCCGATTCCGCGCACCCATCAGCAACATACAACAGCAGACCGGTCTGCGTTTTGGTTTTCCTGGCAATGTCAGAGAAATACCACCCGGCACAGAATGGCCTGTGGACTTTGGCCAGCTGACCAATGCCAAACGATCCCGCTGCGGTCGCACCAGTGAATAATTGTTGACAACGCCGGCGATTTCCAGTATAATGGCTGTATGAAAATACTAGAAATTGCCCAACCCAAAGCCACCGCCCAGAGCACCATCTATGTGGATATGGATGGAGTTCTAGTGGATCTGTTCAACCACGTGGGAGAAATTCACGACGTCGATCACTACAATGATATGACCAAATCTCAGTGGGACGAGTTTTTCCAGTCCACCAATGCCTATGAGTTGTTCAGAGATTTACCAGCATTTGCCACTGCCAACGCACTGCTAAAAATTGTTCAACAATATGCCGGTGGTTATACCATTCTCAGCAGTCCCCTGAACTTTGACCGGGCCGGCAGTATTCAGGGCAAACAGGAATGGCTAACCAATCACATCACTGTGCCGGCAGATGCCTGGGTGTTTGAACACGACAAATACAAGTATGCCACCAACAATGGCGTTCCCAACATTCTGATCGACGATTGGGGCGTCAATATTGAAAAATGGCGAGCTGCCGGAGGCATTGGCATCAAGTTTCAGAGTGACGAAGACACGCTGAACGTTCTGAAACATCAGCTGGATCTGGCCTACCAGAAGTAACCCCGCATAGTGTATAAATACACTATGAATTCTGATATCCCCACAATTGTCTCTGGTGTTCTGGAAAAATGAGAACACAAGACCTATTCCGACAAAACATAGCCTATCACGACCAGCTGAATCCTGATGTCTGGTCAGGCCATCAGATCAGAACAGAAGTCAGATATCGCCTGCTGCAGATAGCTCAGGTGTTTATGGAATATCTGGAAGTGCCGGACTTTAAATTGCTGGATGTTGTGCTCAGAGGCAGCCTGGCCAATTACAATTACACCCCATACAGTGACTTTGATCTGCACCTGATCACCAATTACGCAGATTTAAATTGTGACATTGCCGAAGCATTCTATCGTGCCAAAAAGACCCTGTGGAACAGTGAGCACGACATTCTGATACGTGGCCACGAAGTTGAAGTCTATGTGGAAGATGTTCAGGCGCAGGCCATCAGTGAAGGCACCTACAGTCTACTGGACGATCAGTGGCTGCGTCGGCCTACCCACCGACCACCTCGCATACGCAGTCGAGCAGTGGTGGCCAAGGCACAGGATCTCATGAGACAAATTGATCAGGAAATTGCCGATGGTAATGTGTCAGATCTGGAAAGACTTCAGTTAAAAATTAAAAATATGCGTAAAAGTGGTCTGACACGAGGCGGGGAATTCAGCACTGAAAATCTGGCATTTAAAATACTACGCAACCAGGGCTACATTGACCGTCTGTATCAGGCACAAGCCCAAGCTCAGGATCAGAATCTCAGTCTGCCATGAGTATTGACAGGAACCACCCATCTCAAATGACAACTCCGGAACTTATCACTGAAAGAGAGAACAATTGACATGCGCATCTGGGAATTTTTAATCGAGCAGACACTCACAGAAGGCGCCACAGACATATTGTATCACTACGCACCTGTGGGAGCTGCCCTGGAGATTCTGAAGTCTGGTGAGTTTGGATTCAGTCTGCTCAAAGGTGCTGATCGCAAAAACATGCCAGAAGGTTATGATTTTTTCTTCAGCACCACCCGCAGTCGTGTGGGCGATTATCACAGAACCACCGGCAACATTGCGGTGATGTTTGTGCTGGATGGTCGGGCCATAGCGCAGCGTTATCGAGTGGTGCCTGTGGACTACTGGGAACAGACCTGGTTGGACACCCACGGTCACCGCACCCGAGAAAGCGAAGACCGCATACTCAGTCGCGAGCCCACCATGAGCATTGGCTATGCCAGAGAAATACACATCTTGGTACAAGATTACCATAACGAAAATCACACCCCCGCACGTATCCGAACCTTGATCGATCTGGCCAACCAACGAGGTATCCCACACTGGACTTATCTCAACCCCACTGCCTGGAGACTACAAGATCGTCGCCGTGCTCTGACGCCCGAACACGAACAGGCATATTTCCAGGGTCAACTACCACCAGAAAAGGACTACACTGGCACACAGTGGGAACCCACCGACTATGTCAGACCCTGGATAGAACTACTGGACTTTGATACTGATCAGCGCAGTCAACTGGGCAACCGAGCACAGTATCTGTTGCGTCAATTGAACTATGGAACCCATCGAGGCGATGATCATGGTCTGTCATCAGATCTGAGCAATTCCGGCAAACCCGGCAGCACAGGGCGTGAAAGTGTGGTCAGACTGGTGAAGTTTATGCGTGCCCGGGGCATGAGTATTCCAGACTTTGTGGAATATCTGCGCCAGAAATGGGAAAGATCAACTTAACAAGGGGAAACATAATGTTTAGCAAGAAAATAATTTGTTTGACGTTGGTTATGAGCTCGGTATTAACTTCGCTCTCAGCCACTGCTGCAGATGCACCGCCATACACAGTGACAGACGGCTATAAGGTGGATGCTGCTACCATGACAGGTTTCAGAGTCTGGCGCGAAGCCAACTGTGCAGCTTGCCACGGGGCAGATCAACAGGGGCAAGTGGGCCCCAGTCTGATTGACAGTCTTAAGGTTCTAAGCAAGGCAGAATTTGTTAATACTGTGACCAATGGTAGGTTGGCTCAGGGCATGCCTGCTTGGAACACCAATAAGCGAGTCATGGACAACATAGACAGTCTGTATGCTTATCTCAAAGGTCGTAGCGACGGTGCCATAACCCGCACCAAACCCGAATTAATGCAACAACAGTAGAAATTCAGGACAGGACTATTGCTGCTACACTATTGATCTTGATGTAAGTGTAGCAGCAATTTCTATACTAAGTTTTTTGTTTTTTGCTGGCAGCTACTGCCCAGTTACCGCGCAGGGCAAAATACAATCCACCGGCCCATAAACTGAAATGCAGATAATCAGTCAGAATAAAGTTGATCAAACTTTGGGGTTTAATCACAGTCCAGATCACTCCAGTGGCAATACAACACATGACAATGCCACTGAACCGAGTAACCATATCTCCCAGCACAGCCAATATGTGAATGTCTCGGATACGAGGTATGGTAGCCAACCCACCCACCAGTAGCCCGATGCCAGCTGCCAGTTCCCCGTAGCTGACAAACCACCACACCAGAGGCGGTAGGCCAAATGCTGCGCCCATGGCAGGGTTAAAGGGCATTTTAGACAATGCCTGACCTATAAACACCAGAGACAATGGTATTCTAAGCAGAAGATGACTCAAACCCAGATCTGGCAATCGATGCCAATAATTTTCTAGTTTGGACATGATGATTTTACTTTAATGTGGCAATATAAGCAGCTAGGTTGGCCATGTCTGCAGTGGAAAGTTGACCAGCTTGGGCCCACATCAGGGCGCTTTGTGGTCCACGTTGCTCTTTATTCTTGTAAGCTGTAAGCTTCTGCACAATCGCTTCAGGCTTTTGGCCCTGCAATTTGGGTCCTATCATGCCCTGTCCCTGTGCACCGTGACAGGCAGCACACACCGCAAACTTGGTTTTTCCAGCAGCAACGTCTGCAGCCTGACCGAATACAGGTAGACCACACAATACCGCAGTTAGAATCATTTTTTTCATGGAAAGGCTCCTGTTAAAATATAACATATTTAGTGGCAGCCACTGTGACAACAATAAAAATTGTCGCGAGGCTCAACGCTGCACCTGCCAGTGGCAGTATAAAATACAGATGGCTTGGGTGGAAATTATTGACCGGTAGCCAACGATTGGGCAATGTCTGTGATTTCATAATAGTCCTTGAATGGTTATTGATAAAAAAATAAAGATAGGCTGGAAATACTCCAGCCTATCTGACTACATTACATCAACTGCTGTTGCTTAATTGCTCAGTGCAAACACCATCAGGGTGCCACCCAGATCGCCGTACCGGGCGAGTTCCTTGTAGCCACCCACAGCGCCCAGACCGTCGCTGTCCTTCTCCAGGCCAGCAGCCATGCCGATACCGGCCCAGCCACCGATGCCGGTCAGAACGCCGACGTACTGCTTGCCTTGGAATTCCCAGCTGTGAACGTTACCGATCACGCCCGACGGGAGCTTCGGCGAGGTCCAGACAACCTTACCAGCCTTGATGTCAACAGCCTTCAGACGGGCGTCCAGCGTGCCGTAGAAAGCCAGACCCGAAGCGGTGGTCAGAGCGCCCGACCAAACCGAGAACTTCTCGGGGATCGACCAAACGATCTTGCCCTTGATCGGATCCCAACCGATGAAGTTGCCCATACCGCCGTGGCTGTTCGGAGCCGGGAACATGGCCAGGGTTGCGCCAACGTACGGTTGACCAGCGGTGTACTCGACACGGAACGGCTCGTAGTCCATACACACGTGGTTGGTCGGGACCAGGAACAGACCCGAGATGGGATCGTAAGCCGCCGGCTGTTGATCCTTGGTACCCAGAGCTGCTGGGCAGATGCCCTTGGAGTTGACGTCTTCACCGTTCTGGTGGGTCGAGTACTTGGCTACCACTTGCGGGCGACCAGTCTTCATGTCCACGTGGGTGGCCCAGTTCACGGCCGGATCGAACTTCTCAGCAACCAGCAGTTCGCCGGTCTTGCGATCCAGGGTGTAGCCGAAGCCGTTACGGTCGAAGTGAGCCAGCATCTTGCGCTCTTTGCCGTTCTTGTCCTTGCCTTCGAACAGCGGCACTTCGTTGATGCCGTCAAAGTCCCACTCGTCGTGCGGGGTCATTTGGTAGACCCAGTTGACCTTACCGCTGTCAACGTCACGCGACCACAGGCTCATCGACCACTTGTTGTCGCCCGGGCGTTGCTTCGGGTTCCAGGTCGACGGGTTGCCGTTGCCGTAGAACATTGCGTTCAGTTCCGGATCGTACGAGTACCAGCCCCAGGTGGTGCCGCCGCCGATCTTCCACTGATCGCCCTGCCAGGTCTTCAGCGAGCTGTCCTTGCCCACCGGGGCCATCCGGCCGTCGGTCCAGGTCATGGTGGTGTTGGGGTCCATCAGCATGTCGCTGTCCGGACCCATGGAGTAACCCTTCCATGCCAGCTTGCCGTCCTTGAGATTGTAGGCAGCAACCCAACCGCGAACGCCGAATTCACCACCGGAGATACCGGTGAAGACCTTGTCCTTGAAGACGTGGGGGGCGTTGGTGTTGGTTTGGCCCAACTTGGGATCGCCGTTCTTGACTGACCAGACGCGCTTACCGGTCTTGGCATCCAGAGCCACCAGGGTGGTGTCAGCCTGTTGCAACAGGACCTTGCCGTCGCCGTAGGCCAGGCCACGGTTAACGGTGTCACAGCACATGACCGGAATCACGCTGGGGTCTTGCTTGGGCTCGTACTTCCACTTGATGGTTTGGTCAGCCAGGTTGATGGCGAAAACCTTGTTCGGGAAAGCCGAGTGAACGTACAGGGTGTCGCCAATGACCAGCGGGCCGCCTTCGTGGCCGCGCAGAACGCCTGTGGAGAACGTCCAAGCCACTTGCAGCCGGTTCACGTTGCTCTTGTTGATCTGGGTCAACCGAGTGTGGCGGGTGTTCGAGAAATCGTGGGCGGGAGCTGCCCAGTTACCCGGAACATCCATGAGCTTGGCCAGATCTGCATTGGCCAGGCTGGCTGTGGGTGCTGCCATTGCTGCTGCTACTGCAATACTGCTAAACAATTTCTTCAATAACATTTACATCTCCTTGTGATGATAAAGTGCCGGTTGTCAGTGTGACCACACTGGCCGCGGACCACAAGTTATTTGTACAGGGTTTGTCCTATACAAAATTAATTATATACAGTCTAAATGATAGGTCAAGAAATTTTTTCAGATTTTTTACAAAAAAACTCACACATAGGCCAACCTTGCCAGGCACAGTGAGTCAGACTAAATATACTATATTCTGAGTGAACATCATGCGAGCACGACAATTTATCCCAAAAACCCCCATCTTAGAACAGCAACTGGATGAGATCAACATGAGTCCTGGAGCACTCAAACAGTTTGCTCAGACTCATCCCCTGGCACAGCAGATCACAGCTGGCTTTGAACTGGAACTGTGTTTTACTGACATCGGTCGACCCCAGGGCTATGGCGGCATAGAAGATGAGAGAATCAACAGATACTGGGATCTGGAAACCATTCAGGATTTGTTTAGTGAATATACCAGTCGTCGTGACCGTGGTTATAGTCGTATGGAAGAGGATTACCAGACGGCCTATTTTGAAAAGGTCGCAGATAATGTTGATCCCGACGAGGTAGAAAGGCTGGCCAGAGCTAAAGCCCGAGACGACATTGATTCTGACACAGTGGACGAACGTGTGCAGGCAGTGTTGGCTGACAACCCCGACGCTGATGAGGATGAGGTCAGAAAACAAGTCATAGAAGAAATAGTGGATGCCAACTGGTCAGATCATGAATACGAAGCCCACGAAGAAGCGGAAGAAGACGTCCGCAATGAGTTGGACTACGATTTTGGCGAGTGGCTCTGGGCCAATCACAATTATCTGAGCGATGTGGCGGCCGAGTATGATCTGGGAGTGCCGTTTGAAGATGAAGATTCATATGATGATACGCCCTATGATACTGATCAGATGGAGGACGCAGCACGTCGCCTCAGACAGTATACCGACATGCGGGTCAGAGTCAGCTCCAGTTACCACAGCGTGCAGCGCCTGCCGGGTCTGATAATCATTGAACCCGATGGTAGCATTGAACCCGATGACAGTGATGAGGCTGCTGCTGAAATCATTACTCCACCACTGCCACTGGCAGAAACCCTGGAGTTGTTTGCCAAAGTTCGAGACTGGGCTGAAGAATACGGCGGCTATACCAACAGCAGCACCGGACTACACTTCAACATCAGCAGCCCCGACATGAGTCAGTTTGACTATGTCAAAATGGTGTTGCTGCTGGGAGACCAGCATCTGTTGGGTTTGTTTGATCGTGAATACAACAGCTATTGTAAAAGTGCCATCGGCAAAATCATATCAGAGATGCGACGCCAACACTACCAGGGAGAGGGCCAAATGGATCGAGTGCTGGCTGAACGTGTGATGGAAGTGTTGAAATCTCACACCTATCGTCTGGCACAGGAATTCATCCAAGATGCCATCAAGAGCTGGGGCAATACATTCACCACAGACAAATACACCAGTCTGAACTGGAAGGGCGATTACATGGAAGTCCGTGCTCTGGGTGGTCCCAAGATCATGACCGATCCCCAGCTGACTCTGAATGCCATCTATCGTGTGATCAGAGTCTGGGCCAGTGCCGTGGATCCCAAACTGGATCGTGAAGAATATCTGAAAAAACTCTATGCCATGACACAGCGTGGTGTGGAAAACACTCAAGTGGGCAACAAGATATCAGTGAGTCAGATAATTTCACGTTACATGACCGGAGACCGCAGCAATCTGGACCTGCTGGTGGCCGAACTTCGCAAGCAGATCGCACAGAGCGCACAACAACGTGATCTGGCCAAAGTGCGTGGCCAACACAAACCTCTGCTGCCCGAACCCAACCCACAGATGAATCTGGATCTTCGTGATCGTCCTGGCCCTGTCGCCAATCAGGAGACCTGATCCTTGAGAGCCCGTGACCTATTGGAAAAGTGGAGCAAAAAATACAAGAGCTCAATTGACTGCAGTCACCCCCAGGGTTTCAGCCAGCGTGCTCATTGTCAGGGACGCAAAAAGCACAACGAAGATGTTGATGCCGGCACACAGCCCACACTCATGGATGCTCTCAGAGACTTCTTTCCTGTGGCCATGCAGCATCTGGATCTGGACCATCTGCCCAGAATCACCTTTGTCCAGGACGTCGCAGGCCATCGCGCCCCCACCTTTGGCAAGTTTATGAATGCTGAAAACACCATCTTTGTGGACATTGAGAATCGTCATCCCAATGACATCCTGCGCACTCTGGCACACGAACTTGTGCACTATCGTCAACAGTTAGATGGCCAACTTGATGACCGCAGCGGAGAAACTGGCAGTCCTATAGAAAATGAGGCCAATGCCACTGCTGGCGTAATCATGAGAGAATTTAATAAAAAATATCCTGAATATCTAGACATGCAACCAGTTGTCTTGGGTGAAAAAAACAACATTGACAAAATATGAGAGCCAAAGACTTTATCAACGAGAAACGAAAGCGTAAGAAGAGTCGTCGAACTCCCACACTTTACTACGGCTATCCCTGGGGATACTGGGGTGGTAGCGGAGACAGCAGTGACGGTGGCGGGGGCGATGGTGGCGGTGCTGCAGAAAACATAGCCCCAATGGGCCCAGCGTTGCCCATGCCCAGTCAGTATCCTCGTAAAACACCACAGTGGCCCAGTCCAGAAGAACGCCGTAAGAAAAAGGTATCAGAAGCAGGTGAAACTACCCCAGCCCAGCAGTGGATCAGTAAAATTTATGATGAATTTCACGAACATCCATTCAATCCCCGATACCGAGTCATGACCTGGGGGTCAGGTGACGATCAGCAACTGGCCATATTTGAACTGGCGCCAGTGTTTGGTAAACCCACCACGGTGGACATCAAATGGTTTCAAGCATATCCACAGCGTCAGGGCATTGGCACCAGAGCCATGCAACAGTTACAACAACTGGCACTGGAACATGGCATCACACTCACCATATATCCCTGGAACCGTGGCGAAGTCAGTCAGAGTAAATTGACCAAAATCTATCGTGGCATGGGATTCCGTCCCACAGTTCGGGGTGCCAAAGACATGTCATGGCAACCACAACAACAAAGTGTGGCGGAAGGCGTTCCCCAACCTGGTAAATCATCTGGCAAACCAATATCTTGGATTGATCCTACCAAAGTTGTAACAAAATATCTAACCTTACCAGAAATATTAAAAACAGTATCAGGAATTCCATACTATACCGATGTTGTAAAAGATAGAGATAGTAAAGATTTTTCCTGGGGGGTCACAAAAAAAGTTTTAGAATATGCGAGAGAATTAATCATACGCCCTGATGCCTATAAAAACTGGCCTCCCATAATAGTCTTAGATGGCGAACTACAAGACGGCGCACATCGTATATCCACGATATACTTGATGCAACAACGAGTTCAGCCAAATAATCCAATTTGGAAAACTGCTAAATTAAAGGTAGAATTTGGATCAGCAAATAATGTAAAGCAAAGTGTGGCGGAAGGTCAGTTAAATGAATCGCTATCATCAATGGTTGCGCAAGATCAGGCCGAGCGTGACGAATATAAACAATTTGTAAAATCACAGGCTGGAGGTGATTGGTCAAAAGGCGCTAAACTATACGCGCAACTTAAAAAAAGACCCAGTGATGATATATTTGGTGATAAACAAAGATTAAATCAATTTATGAAAATAAAATTTGATTTCGATAAGTTTACTGATGACGATTGGAACAATTATTGGTTGTTGGCACAACATTGCGATATGAATCGCAATTTCCAAAAACAAGCACTGTCGATTATTAAAAAATATCAAGGTCCAGATAGCTCACACTACAAGTATCTGTATGATAGAATTAGTTGCGCCATTACCGGCACACAAAAATATGGAACGCAATCCCTGTGTGATAAAGACCATCAAGAGCTGTCAGAAACATTTGACCAACCCTATCCTTTGACCTGGGAACACAGTGAATACGGTGATATGGATGCCCTGGCCACTCTGGACGATGGCACCCATCTGACTGTGATGTTCAGTAAACAAGACGATGATAGTTGGGGAGTGTCCTTTTACAGAAACGACAGTCAGCGCACCACAGGCCTGGGAGATGCTCACAGAGTGTTTGCCACAGTGTTGGCTGCCATTGCCGAGTTTGTCAAAAAACAACAACCGCGGGCATTAACCTTTTCGGCTGTCAAAGTTGAAGAAGACGACGACAGTATACAAGACCAACTCAGTAGGATCAAACTCTATGACCGATTGGTGCAGCGATACGCACAATCTGTTGGTTATGGTGTCACCAGAGTGGACAAAACTCACTTGGTGGCTTATAAATTGACCCGATTGAAACAAGAGCTGTCTGAACAGCAACACCAAGATTACATGGCGGGACATTGTCACGTCATGGCAATAGCATTAAAGTTATTACATCCCGATTGGCGAATCCGAGCGCACATAGGGTGGGACGATGACGAAGCTGAAGATCATGAGTATCGAGTTGATCATGTGTATATCGTCGCTCCTGATGGATCAGCATACGACTGTCGTGGCAGGTTTGACAACGAGGACCAGTTAGTGGGTCCCGACACCACGGGAGGCATTGACACACAGTATGTGGACCTGGAAGTCACAGACATCAAACAGTTGATCTCACGTGGCGAATTAAAACAGTTTACCAAACAGGATATAGTTCATGCTACGAAATTTGCCAAACAGATCGTAAACGAAAACTTTGCAGATGGTCGTAATCCACAAGACAAAGGTGACAGCAAACGATACGGTGTTCCCACCCGAGCCAGTGTCAGCACATTACGCAAAGTGGCCAAACAAGGTGGACGTAAAGGTCAACTGGCACACTGGATGGCCAATATGAAAGCAGGTAGGGCCAAGGCAAAGAAATGAGAGCCAGAGAATTTGTCAGAGAAAGTGGTCGACGTCTGGCCAGCCAGGGAATAGAAGTTTCCCGAGTCTACCCAGAAGATTTTAAAAAGGCCAAAGCTGCTCTGGACCCCCTGCTAAAGCAAGCAGGCATCACAGCCGGGTGGACAGCCGGTGGAGCAGGCAGTTTCGATCCCGAACATCCCTACGGTGGTGGTGGTCGTGCCAGCAGTGGTGATATTGATATTATGATTGATCCTGATGATCTCCAAGCAGCCTTTCCTGTGGATCTGGAGCAGTATAATCAGGCAACCCAGGCCCTGGGCGCCCGAGCATTTGCCAATGTCATGGCCAGTCCCGAAAGACAGGAAAAATTGGCACTGACCGCCAGCAAGTGGGCCCTGGCACAATACATGACAAAAAATGGTTATCCCACCGACCCCGGCACGCTGACAGTGGAGTATGGTGCTGATGGTAAGATCTTTAGTGTGGATTTGATATTACGCCCCCGGACAGCCTGGGAATTACACGCTCATGACTTCAGTCAGGATCCCGAAATGCGCGGTGGTCAATTGTTCACTGACGTCTACCCCACACTGGTGCGACTGGCCAGAAAAACCACTCAGATTGATCCCAGAACTGGTGAAGAAAAAGGCAGTCTGCAATACAGTCCTGACCGAGGGCTGGTGGACCGAGCCACTGGTCAAGTGGTGGCCATCAATAAAAATGACATCGCAAAAATTCTACTGGGGCCCAAGGCCACTGCCCGAGACCTCAGCAGCATTTCTGGCATTCGTCGAGCACTCAGTCAGGATCCCGAAAAGTTGGCCCAGGTTTTTCCTGACAGCACAAATTGATAAATATCAATTATGCTATTACAAGAACTCTTTGCGCCCAATAAAACTCCACTGAACGAAGGCATTGACCATCCCGAAGATCTGATCATCAGTCAGGGCGCTCAGGGCGCCCAACGTGCTGTGTCAGCCATTGCCAGGCTGGGTCAGGGTGCCAAAACTGTGAGCATCAAATGGGATGGTTTCCCAGCAGTGGTGTTTGGTCGAGACACTGGTGGTGAGTTGGTGTTCATGGACAAACACATGTATGACAAAGTTGCCAAGGGTCGTCTGGAATTCACAACCATCCGAGATTATGATCAGGCCCGTGGTGCTGATCGTTCGGATCTGTGGGAAAAAGAAAGTGTGCTCCGAGCTGCACTGGAGAGAATTGTGCCAGCAGTTAAAAATCAATACTGGATGGGTGATCTGATGTGGTCCGGCACTCCAGCCACATCTGATGGATTTTTCGTATTCAAACCCAACACTGTGGAATATCGAGTCAGCATTGTGGGGGATCTGGGCCAGGACATTTCACGCAGCGTGGGTGGAATCGCTGTGCATACATTTATACCCGAACTGGGTGCGGCCGATGAACCTCTGACAGGGCTGAAAGGTCTTAAAACTCAGGCGGGCATCACCTTCCTGACCGGAGAAATGCGAGAGCAGCCCAAAATTCTGGTCAATGCAAACTTTCTGGCCCGCACACAGGGCATTATTGATCAACACCGCCGAGCAGTGGATAAATTCATTGCCGATCTCACTGAGATGCGCGGCAAGAGCATCCTGACTGCCATGGGACCGTTCATCACCAGTATGTTGGCGGAGGATGACATTGCCACAGACATTGTGCCCAGATTCCTGGAGTTTTTAAAATCCCGTCTGAACCCAGCAGCACAGCAAAAATTCCTGGGCTCAAACAACGACGGCTGGTTATACCAGGCCGATGGCGGAGCACCGGGTTTGCTGGGTATCTGGAGCATGTGGGCTGCTGTCACGGATCTGAAATTGCATGTCAAAGAACAGATTGACACACAAATGCAGGGTAGTGAGGTGGTGGCTGTGATTGACGGCGAGCCCAGACACGAAGGCTATGTGTTCGGTGGCGGGGAAAGCAAACTCAAACTGGTGGACCGATTGGGATTCAGTCGCGCCAACTTTGCCAAACACCGAGTGCCAGATGAAGAGATTGCTCGAAAGAAGGACATGCCAGTGGCAGTGTTCTGTTTCGGTCGTATGAACCCACCCACGCTGGGTCACAGATTGGTCATGGCCAAAACTGTGGAACTGGGCGGAGACAATGCCCACATCTTCCTGAGCAACACACAAAACACCGATACCGATCCCCTGGCACCTGCTGTCAAAGCAGCATTTATTAGAAAAATATATCCCGAACTGGGCCAACACATTGTCGACGAACCTGTGGCCACGCCCATACAAGCAGCCAACTGGTTGTATGCCCGGGGGTTCAGAAACATGACATTCGTGGCCGGCAGTGACCGATTGGGTTCGGGCGCCGGCAGTATAGAAAAACTGCTGAACAGTTGGAACAGTGGCATAGTTCGCACCGCTGATAATATATTTGGGCCTGAAGGTCGTGAACACGTGGTGCTGAATTTTGTCAGCAGTGGATCACGTGATCCTGATGCCACCGACATCAGTGGTATCAGTGGAACACTGGCTCGCCGATTTGCTGCCGCTGGTGACGAAAAAGCCTTTGAGCGGGCAACCGGAGTAGGAAGCAATATCCAGGTGCAGGGCCAGACACTGTATCAGGCCACACGTCAGGGCCAGGGGATCGCAGATCGATCTGCGGAACCACAGGTGCAGGAATCAGTTGACTGGCTACGAAAAATAACTCAGTGGTCACATAATATTAAATAGTTGAATAGTTTAAAAGTTAAAAATCAATGAATCAAGTTCCCAGTTGCAGTGCAATCGATACCGGGTTTTTTATCACCACCAGTGGCGGAGTAAAAACCTGCTGCAGTGGACAATATGACTTGGGCAGTATACGGACTCAATCAACTGTTGAAATTTTCAATAGTAAAAAATACATTGACGTTAGAAATGCATTGGTCAACAATCAGCCCACTGAATATTGTAAACAATGCGATCATCAGGAATCCATTGCTCTGGGGTCCAGCCAAAAAACAATTTTCAATCAGAGTTTGCCCAGTGTCGGACAGCGAAAAATTAAACAAATTGACATCAGATGGAGCAATTTGTGCAATCTAGCTTGCAGATACTGCAATCCCTACGACAGTAGTGAATGGGCCAAGTTGCAATCAATTCCCATCGAATCTCTGAATAGATCTTATATTCAGAGTGTATTCGACACAGTGTCAGAAAATTTGGATTCACTTGAAGAAGTCTACTTGTTGGGTGGCGAACCCCTGTTACAAAAACACAACGAAACACTACTTGATCTAATAAGCGGTAAACAAAAAATTTCAGTTGTGACCAATCTCAGTGTTAATCTTGAAAAAAACAACGTATACCAGAAACTTAAAAAATTTCAAAATATTTCCTGGAGCCTGAGTTTTGAAAATGTTGGTGACAAATTCGAATATGTCAGACACGGGGCCAATTGGCAAAAATTTCTCAACAATATCCAGATTCTTAAAGATGATTTTGGCACTGGTAAAATTGATTTTCACCCAGTTTACAGCGTTTGGAGTGCGGTTGCATTAGACGAATTTTATGATTTCGCACACACTATTGGCGACTTTAAAATAACCTGGCAACTATGCAATGATGAGGTCCAGTCTGGTTATGATATTTTTACTCATAATGAAAAAATAAAATCTGAAGCCATCAGACAGATTGAAAAAACTAATGTGGGATCATCTGCAAATTTCTTTAGTAAAGTCAAAGACAAACTCCAGACTTCTGAAGGTGTACCTCAGCAGAATCAAAAATTTTTAAATTGGATTGCTGAATCAGAGACACTATTGTCTCCTAACAAAACGTTTGCCGAGCTCTGGCCCAATTTATACCGATTACTGTCGGAATAAGGAATTGAAAAAAATGAACAAAAAGTCATGGCCCATTGCATCCGACACCAGCTGCTATTTAAAATGGTCCTGGAGCACCATCTATCTGAATCGTGGCACCACTGCCAGCTGTCACAGAACAGTGCACAATCATTTCACAGCTGAAAATTTTGACGAATTTCATAATCTTCCAAAAAAATTAGATGATCGTCGCAGAATGTTGGCTGGGGGCTGGCCCGAAGAATCAGAAACCACCAAATGGGGCATCAATGGTTGCACCTATTGCAAGCACATAGAAGATCTGGGAGGGGTCAGTGATCGTCAAGTGCAATTAAGAAATCTAAGTTCGGTTTTTCAAAATCACACCAATGTGCTGCCCCCGGAACTATTGGAAGACCCCAATGCTGTGTCAGTTACTCCCACCATTGTGGAAGTCTACTTTAACAATGTCTGTAACATGGCATGTTTGTATTGTGGGCCACACTTTAGCACCATGTGGGAAGAAGAAAATCGCAGATTCAATGCTCAGGAAGACGGTATCCTGGCCAATCCCATGTGGCAGAGAGATAGGGAACGATATGATGCCATGCGAGATAAACTGTTTGCTTGGTTACGCGAACATGGTCACAAAATCTGGAATTTTGGCATGCTGGGGGGAGAACCATTCTTCCAGAAAGAATTCGACATGGTGCTGGATCACTGGGAAAACTACCCCAATCCCGATCTGACTCTGACCATTGTGACCAATCTCAAGGTGGAACATGGTAGATTTGTCAGGTATATTGACAGATTAAAACACATGGTGGAGACTGGTAAAATCAAATCCCTGAATATCAGTGCCAGTCTGGACTGCTGGGGACCACAGGCAGAATATCTACGCTGGGGGTTAAATCTGGATGAATGGTCAAAGAATTTTGCTTATATGGTTCCCCAGGAATGGATTACCCTGAATGTCAACATTACCATTACCCCGTTGAGTATAAAAACATTGCCGGATTTCTTGGAAAAGATCAATGCCTGGGATCAGGATCGATTAATAAACATTGTTGCAAAAAATTTAAAGTTGCCATACGAAAAGCTATCGCAACATCGAGATCGAATTTTGCAAATGATAGACCAAAATAAAATTCCCCAGGCTGATATCGACAAACATATTTGTATAAGTTTTATGCATGTGTTGGAACCCACTCAAATGAACCCCCTGTGGTTTGGGCAAGGTGTATTTACACAAGACATGCAACAAGTAGTAGACTTGATGCCTGTATTGACTGAATATCAGAGAAATTATAAAACTTACATGCAAGGCATCGCCAATAGCATAGAAAAAACGCCTCGGGATCCTAAAAAGATATTGATGTTAGAAACATATGTAAATGAGATGGATCGCAGAAGAGGAACCAATTGGAGAGATCTGTTTCCCTGGCTAATCGACCAGTTTGATCAGGCCAGAAATGAACTTGAGTATCAAAATGAACAATAATTTATATTATCTAGATCAACTTGACGCTGTAATCATTAATAGTGTAGACTTTAATTTTCAAGGAGTATATCTATGTCACAGATGTTTTCGGCCGAACAGAAGGCCAAACTCACTCAACTAGTCAATGAAGGCATTGCAGTATTAACCGAAATCGAAGACCTTACAGGTGGGTTGAATGACACCATCAAGGCCGTGGCCGAAGAACTGGAAGTTAAACCAGCTATCCTTAAAAAAGCCATCAAGATTGCACAAAAATCCAAGTTCACCGAAACCAACCAGGATCACGAAACACTGCAAGACATTCTGGAAACTGTGGGCAGAACCGTGTGATTGACTGGCAAAAAACTTTAGAATTTCTTCAGGCAGATTGGAAAAGCAATCCGTTAAGATTGGCATTGGAAACCGTTAACTGGGCACTTAATCTTGCAATTGCTCTGATTTTTGCCATAACAATACCTGATGTCCCACTGCTGATTGTCTATCCCATTTTCTTTGCGGCATTAAGCATCAGCATCTATTCTGCCATCAGTAGAGGAAGTTTTGGTTTATTGATCACCAGTATTACTCTTTATATAATTGACATCATTGGGTTTATCAGGCTATTATATAACAGTTGAGTGTCGCTCACTACACGAGCATGTAGAAAGGTGGGCCAGCCATAAATGGTCAGAGAGGAAATAATGAGTTATGTCGACGCACTTTTTGACCGCGCCAAAGATCAAATCCACGTGGTTGAAAGAATTGATGGTCTTCGCATCTATCAGGAATACCCTGCCAATTACGTGCTCTATTACGATGACCCACGTGGCAAACACCGGACCATCTACGATACCCCAGTCAGCAGATTCAGCACCAGGGTAGGTAAAGAGTTTCATAAAGAATTAAAAATCAACTCAGGCAAACGCATCTGGGAATCAGACATCAATCCTGTGTTCCGTTGTCTGGAAGAAAATTATCTGGGTAAAACTGCTCCCCGACTACAAACAGCATTTTTCGATATTGAAGTGGATTTTGATCCTGTCAGGGGCTTTAGTCCACCAGAAGATCCTTTCAATCCAGTAACAGCAATTACCATTTATTTTGATTGGCTGGACAAGATTGTGACTCTGGCCACACCACCCAAAAGTCTGAGTTGGGAGACTGCAGAAGAAATTGCCAGAAAATATGACAATTGCTTCCTGTTTGATCGTGAAGAAGATCTATTGGACACCTTCCTGAATCTGATCGACGATGCAGACATATTGAGTGGCTGGAACTCCGAAGGCTTCGATATTCCCTACATGGTCATGCGTACCAAACGTGTGCTCAGCAAAGACGATTGTCGACGATTTTGTTTATGGGGACAAATGCCCAAGGAACGCACATTTGAACGATTTGGGGCCAGTCAATTGACCTTTGATCTGATTGGGCGTGTGCACCTGGACTACATGCAACTCTATCGCAAGTACACCTATGAAGAGCGCCACAGTTATAGTCTGGACGCCATTGGTGAATATGAGCTGGAAGAGCGTAAAACTCAGTATGAAGGCACTCTGGACCAGTTGTATAATCGAGACTTTGAAAAGTTTATCGAATATAACCGCCAGGACACCATGCTGTTGGCCAAATTGGATAAAAAGCTAAGATTCCTGGACCTGGCCAATGAACTGGCACACGACAACACTGTGCTACTGCAAACCACCATGGGTGCTGTGGCAGTTACTGAACAGGCTATTATCAACGAAGCACATCAACTAGGGCTAGTGGTGCCCAATCGAACTGGTCGAGAAGATCAGGGCGACACTCAGGCCGCCGGAGCCTATGTGGCTTATCCCAAACAGGGCATGCATGATTATGTGGGAGCCATAGACATCAACTCACTGTACCCCAGTGCCATTCGTGCGCTGAACATGGGTCCCGAAACCATTGTGGGTCAGTTACGGCCCACCATGACTGATCATTACATCAATCAGAAAATTGCCAATGGCAGTAGTTTTGCTGATGCCTGGGAAGGCATATTTGGTAGTCTGGAATACACCGCTGTGATGAACATGGAACCCGGCACTGAGCTCACCATTGACTGGGAAAACGGCACCAGCGATGTGCTCAGTGCTGCTGACGTCTGGCGATTGGTTTTCGACAGCAATCAGCCCTGGATCCTCAGTGCCAATGGCACCATATTCAGTAACGAACGCAAGGGCATTGTGCCCGGCCTGCTGGAACGCTGGTACGCAGAACGTAAGGAAATGCAGGCCAAGAAAAAAGAGGCAACCGAACCCGAAGACATCGCATTCTGGGACAAGCGTCAGTTGGTTAAGAAAATTAATCTAAACTCATTATATGGCGCTATTTTGAATCCCGGATGTCGATTCTTTGACCATCGCATTGGTCAGAGCACCACACTGACCGGCAGAGTGATTGCCCGACACATGGATGCATACATCAACGAATGCATCATGGGCAGTTATGATCATACTGGCCATGCAATCATATACGGTGACACCGATTCGTGCTATTTCAGTGTCTGGCCGGCCATTCGAGACGATGTTGCTGCAGGTCGCATGGAATGGAACAAAGATCTTGCAGTGGCACTGTATGATAACATCGCCGATCAGGTCAATGACAGTTTTCCTGCATTTTGTGAACGTGCATTCCATACTCCCCGCCGGCAAGGCGAACTGATCCGGGGAGGCCGAGAACTGGTGGCCATCAAGGGCTTGTTTATCAAGAAGAAACGCTATGCAGTGCTGATCTATGATCTGGAAGGCAAGCGTCTGGATACTCACAGCAAACCCGGCAAACTCAAAGCCATGGGCCTGGATCTGAAACGTTCAGACACGCCCAAGGTTGTGCAGGACTTCCTGAGTGATGTTCTGCTGGATGTTCTGACTGGCGCCACCAGAGACAGTATTATTGAAAAGGTCCGTGAATTTAAACTGGCGTTCACTGAGAGACCAGCCTGGGAAAAAGGCACGCCCAAACGTGTAAATAATCTGACCAAATATACCCGAGAAGAAGAACGACTGGGCAAAGCCAATATGCCGGGCCACGTTCGTGCAGCCATGAATTGGAATAATTTGCGCAGAATGCATGGTGATAACTACAGTATGAGCATTGTGGATGGCATGAAGACCATTGTGTGTAAACTAAAAGACAATCCCCTGGGGTATACCAGCGTGGGTTACCCCACAGATGAAACACATATACCACAGTGGTTTAAGGATTTGCCATTTGATGACGGTGAGATGGAAACCACCATCGTGGACCAAAAGGTGGAAAACCTGTTGGGTGTGTTGGATTGGAAGATTTCGGAAAACACACAAATCAAAACCACTTTTGATGATTTTTTTAGCTTTGAATAACCATGAAGAAAAAAATAGAACTAGTCAACGTAACTGATCTGGAATCCATGTCCAGGACCCCATTGACCACATCTGATGTGGTTTTTGATCACATGGATCGTTTTACTCGACATCGGATGACGTTTGACAAAGATCTGGGGCTCCGAGGCAAATACTGTTATCACCCTTTTAATACAGTGACCATTGACAGCCGGGGCGACTGTTATGTATGCGTCTGCCAGGCCTGGTTGCCCATTAGTGTGGGGAACATTCTGGAATTCGACAGTCTGACAGCAATCGTGCAGAGTGCCCGAGCCAGAGAAATACAAGCCAGCATTATTGACGGCACCTACAAATACTGTGACCACAAAACCTGCCATCTGATTACCAGCAATAATCTGGAAGGACGTATTGATCACAGACCTGACACCATAAATTGGATTGTATTTGCCATTGACGATAGTTGTAACCTGACTTGTCCCAGTTGCAGAACAGACATGATTTTCTATAATCGAGGCGAAGATTTTGATCGACGCATGCGAATCAGCGATCACCTGGTAAAACTGATTCAGGAGCACGACCATTTCTTAAAATTTACTCTGAGCGGTGATGGAGATCCGTTTGCCAGTCACGTATACCGCAACATGTTGGAAAAACTGGATCTCAGCAAGCGTGGGACCACTGAAATTGAAATCGTAACCAATGGCATCCTGGCCAAGGACCATTGGCACCGGATGACTGGCATTCATAAAAATGTCATGAGATTCAAGATTAGTTTTGATGCTGGTAGCCCAGAGGTTTACTCACTAACACGCAGGGGCGGTAACTGGAACAAGTTAATTGAAAGTTCAGAACACATCATCAAGTGGAAGCAAAAAAATTATGCAGACATGGAACTTGTGGCAAATTTTGTAGTACAAACCACAAATTTTCGTGACATGCACCGATTTGTAAAGCTGACCCAGGATCTGGGATTTGATGAAATCTCCTTCCAGAAAGTCACTGATTGGGGCAAATGGTACGATAACGGCATCAACCGATTTGTAGAACATGCTGTATGGATGCCTGATCATGAAAATTATCAGGAATTGGTGGAAATCATCAATGATCCCATCATGACCGATAGGAAAATTAATTTAACCAATCTTTCACATCTGAGAAAAACGGTATTGTCTTTGTCGGAATTGGTGGATTTAAAAAACTCAGTCAATACCAAACTCAATACCAATAATTTGACATCAGAAACAGACAGTTATAAAACTCAGTTTGAAGCCATTAAAAATATTTCATCTGTTTACGAAAAAAACTTGAAGGCAATGTCTGACATTGCCGACGAAATCAATGTTAACTTAAAATTTTTAGATAACGAAATAGAAAATCTCAACACTAAAATTGATCAGGAAATTGATTCCATAACCGCCAACTATCATCAGAGAGGGTATAAAGTAAATGGGCATTTTGCTACCAATCGAACCAATCCAGAAACCGAAAGAGGATCAAGAAAATTACCAATGCTGGAGGAAACTCGCCAGGAAATCATTGCCCTAATTCAAAAGTATTCAGACTGGAAATATCCGGGTCTGGAAATTGGCCCCGGCGACGGTATCTGGACCGAATACCTGGTGGCAAATGAACCATTGTATCTGGTAGACATACATAATGAGTTTTTACAGTCCACTACATCAAAATTCAATCCGGTCTATCAGAATCGATTGAGACTATATACAACCAGCGAAACTGATCTAAGTATGCTTCCACAAAATCAATTTGGTTTTGTGTTTTCATGGAATGTGTTCAATTATCTGACCACGGATCTAATAGATCAGTATCTGAAAGAAATTTTCAGTGTTTTGAGGCCCGGCGGAGTTTGCATGTTTAGCTATAATAATGCTGAACGCGTGCACTGTGCAAAGTATGTAGAACAGGGGTACATGAGTTATATGCCCAAAAAACTGTTAACCAAATTAATACATCAACACGGGTTCGAAATAATTGGTCTGGAAGATAGGAATGAATACATCGCCTGGGTCGAAATACGTAAACCTGGCGTTCTGAACACCATCAAAGCCCACCCTGTTCTGGGTGAAGTTATCCAAAAATAATTTCAATCAGTTGATTTTTCTAAATAAACCGTATATGCTATTACAAATAGGAGAATATTATGCGTGATTATCTGTTGGACATTGTCAAGAACACTTATGGCCTGGGCATCATTAATCTGATCAAAGTTACTGGCTCTGAATCAGAGACCAAAATCGAAGCCATTGCCGAAGACAGGTCAGTTATCCTGCAGGGCAAGATCAATAATCCTGTGCCGGAATTCATTGGCACGTTTGGTATGCCTAATCTGGGCAAGCTCAACACCATCCTTAACATTCCAGAATACAAAGAAGATGCCAAAATTACACTGAGCACACAGGTGCGAAATGATGAAATCGTGCCGGTGGGGCTGGACTTTGAAAACTCCAGCAAGGATTTTAATAATAACTATCGCTTTATGAATCAGGAATTGATCACTGAAAAGGTCAAGAGTGTCATTAGCCGCAAAACCATCAACTGGGCAGTGGAATTTCAACCCACTGCTGCCAACATCCAGCGTCTGAAGTTCCAGGCCAGTGCCAACTCAGAAGAGTCCACTTTCACTGCCAAGACTGAGGGCACAGATCTCAAGTTTTATTTTGGAGATCACAGTAGTCATGCCGGTAATTTTGTGTTTCAGAACAACATTAGCGGAAAACTTACCAAGACCTGGAGTTGGCCTGTGGCAGCAGTAATTTCAATTCTGAACCTGGCTGGAGACAAGACCTTCCAATTTAGTGATGACGGGGTGGCGCAAATCACTGTGGACACCGGACTGGCAACCTACAATTACCTGCTGCCAGCACAAAGCAAGTAAAATGACCATACGACCTTGGTCGTATGGTAGACATTCTAAATAAAGAGGAAATAAGTTGACCTTTGATCGCGATAACTTAACCGCAAAACAAAAGGATTATGCTATATTTTTGCCTGCTCTGAGCGGCTTCTATGCTACATATGTGGGCAAGCAGCGTCACGATTCCAATTTTGTACCGCAGAGCCGTATACCAGCGGATTTTGAAAATGGCATCGAAGGACTCAACTGGCTCAATCCTGACCAGGCGTATTTTCCCTATAAATGGGCACTGTATAGTGCAGGACACGCTGATCTGGACATCAATAGAGACAGCCCCAAAGAGGACATGATACGCAATCGAGATCGTTCCACAAGTTTTGTGGTGGGAGATTCCGGTGGATTTCAGATTGGCAAGGGGGTCTGGGAAGCCGACTGGAAGGACATCAACTGCCCGCGAGCACAACGCAAGCGAGAGCAGGTGTTGTCCTGGATGGACGCCTACATGGATCGAGGCATGGTACTGGACATTCCAGCCTGGACCTGTGATTATCCTCCAGGACGTCAGGCATCGGGAGTCAACAGTTATGCCGATGCAGTGACCAGTACCTACATCAATAACGACTACTTCATGCGCAATCGCAATGGTAACTGCAAGTTCCTGAACGTACTGCAGGGGCAAACTCATGCACAGTCTGACGACTGGTATGACCGCATGAAGAAGTACTGCGACCCCCGGCAATACGAAACTCCGTTTGAAGGCTGGGCCATGGGCGGTCAGAACAAATGTGACGTGCATCTGACTCTGCGCAGACTGGTGGCACTGAAATTTGACGGTCTTTTGGAGCGTGGACAACACGACTGGTTGCACGTGTTGGGTACCAGCAAGTTGGAATGGGCTTGCCTGATGACAGACATCCAACGTGCAATTCGACAGCACCACAATGAAAACTTTACCATCAGTTTTGACTGTGCCAGTCCATTCCTGGCCACAGCCAACGGTCAGGTATACATGAGAACTGAGGTGGAAGATCGCCGCAAGTGGGTATATCGCATGATGGCCAGCGCGGACGATAAAAAATATGCAGTGGATCAGCGCCGTTATGGAGACGCAGTGGTGGCTGATAAAATTTTTGAGACCTTTACTGAAAGCCCAGTGAGTGAACGTCTAAAAATCAGTGATGTCTGCATCTACAAGGATGGCATCAGAAAAACTGATCAGGAGTTGCAGGGAGAAAAGTTCAACTTCCAGAATCCCGATCACTATCACGTGGTCCCAGATCTCAATAAGATTGGAAAAATCGGCCGAACCAGTTGGGACAGCTTTAGTTATGCTCTGCAAATGGGTCACAATGTCTGGAGTCATATCAATGCTGTTCAGGAAGCCAATCGTCGTTACGATTCGGGCATCGTTCCCCGAATGCTGGTCAGAGAAAAGTTCGATCGCATCACATTCCGTCAGGTAGTGGATGAGATTTTTTCCACCAGCGATCGAGTTCGTGCTGAAGCACTGGTTGACGAGCACAGTAAATTCTGGATGGACATTCCTGGTTCCAATGGCACCACCGGCAAGAAAACCATAAATTCCATAACCGCTTACCAGAGTTTGTTTGAGGAAGTGGGTGCACCTGCTGAAACCTGCGTGGACTTTCATCGTGATGACAGCGGCATCGATGAAGGTAAACTTGACGATCTGGAAATGTCCATTTGACATCTGGGAAAATTTCAATTATTATAAAACTCAACAGGAGGAAATATGAAAACTGCGCCGCTGATAAAAATTACTAAAATCAAAGCAAATCTTGTAGGAAAACAAGTTCCCACAACTCACAATGGTGCTGCCGGTAGATATATTGAAGATTTGATGATGGAACAGGGATTTAAGATAAATCAAGGTGCTGGGCCAGATCTAGACTTTGGACCAGGAAACCAGATTGAAATGAAAAGTCGAGATGAAGACGCAACTAGCCCACACACTGTGTGTAATGTTTCATTTCAGGAAATTCTGAATTCTTCATATGAAAATTCGCCTGTCTATAAAAAAATCCAGAAGCAATTTAGAGTTAAGATTAAAGATGAAGTGATTGTCAGCCAACAGACCTATGATCTTAGTTCAGATTGGATACAAGATTTAATCAAGGATGCCTGGACAGCCTGTCAGAAAAATGCAATTGCAGGACTAACAACTAAATGCACAATTCCAGGAACCCAATTTGGTTATATTGAAATTATACACAATGAGCAGACCAATAGTACAATTTACAGATTCAGACTATCTAACGGCGCAATGAAAAAAATTGAAAGTATTAGTAATTCCACTGTTAATGATCTTTTTGATTTGGTGTAACAATGACTCTAAACGAACGCGAAACTATTGAACGTCGAAAAGATGCTGCAGAACGTAAAATTTTTGTGCAGTTTCAAAAAGAAGGCATACATTGTTATCCTGCAGCAGCTACCGACCCTCAACTAAACACCGGAGACACCTATGATGTATCGTTCCTTGCTAGTCCTCATCGCCACATTTTCCATTTCAGGGTGTCAATCAGTGTGTGGCACAACGACAGGGACATCGAGTTCATCCAATTCAAACGCTGGCTCGAATCGCTGTATAGTGGCCAGATTCTAGAGCTCAATTATCGTAGTTGTGAAATGATGGCAGACGATTTGTATCTACAAATTGCCTTAAAGTATCCCGATCGCGATGTTCACATCGAAGTCAGTGAAGATGGCGAGAATGGGTGTTCAATTGAGTACAATCGTACTCGTCCTTATCAATCTGTTGTAGTTTAAAGGAGTTGTAACTGTGTCAAAGCTCAGTAAGTTTATCAAGGTTTCAGACAATTTCACCATCAATCGTTATGACAATGGCTTTATGTTGGAAGTTTACGGTTGTGACAGCAATGATGACTGGCACACTGCCAAGATTATCTGCACAACTGAAGCAGAATTGCTGGCACTAATCCAGCAAGTTAACTCAATCAATCTTGATGCATAAGGAGTTCTAAAAATGTCTAATCCCGTGTGGCTCAACAAGTACCTGACCATGAAGCCCGAAGTTCGTCAAATTTTTAACGATCTGGAAGCCTGGCTCAACTATTGCCGTTTTAATCTCATCAAGTATGATCCGGCTGATCTATACAAGAGCCCAGAATATCGTGCCTGGCAAGAGAAACGCCAGCGCAAGCAACAACAGCGACAAAATCGTGAGTATCGCCCCCGCACCAACTAACCATAGGAAAAATCATGGATAGAATTGTCATCGTTACCGGAGGATTTGATCCTGTACATTCCGGTCACATTTCTTATCTGAGTCATGCCAAACAACTGGGTGATTATCTGGTGGTGGGTCTGAATTCCGACGACTGGTTGACTCGCAAAAAAGGTCGCCCGTTCATGCCCTGGGATGAGCGCATGGTTGTTCTGGGAAACCTGCACATGGTGGACGAAGTCATTGATTTTGACGACACTGACGGCACTGCTTGTGATGCTATTCGTCGAGTTCAAGCCAGGTATCCTGACAGCCATGTGATTTTTGCCAATGGTGGTGACCGTACTTCTAAAAATATTCCAGAAATGGTATTTGATGATGTGGAATTTGTATTTGGTGTTGGTGGTACAAACAAGGCAAATTCAAGTTCCTGGATTTTAGAAGAATGGAAAGCCCCCCGGACACCCAGGCCCTGGGGCTACTATCGTGTGCTGCATGAAGATGGCAACCAGGTCAAACTCAAAGAACTCACTGTGGAACCAGGTCAGCGACTGAGTATGCAACGCCACCAGGATCGTGCCGAGCACTGGTTTGTGTCACAGGGCACAGCAACAGTGTATACTGTGAATCCACGCACCACAGACGTGGAACTCACTGGTGTATATCAGCAGTTTGATCATGTTCACATCCCACGCACTGAGTGGCATCAGTTGTGCAATGAGCAAGATGCACCGCTTAAAATTATTGAAATTCAATATGGCGAGCGGTGTGTGGAAGAGGACATTGAACGCGTATGAAGACCATCTGGATTGTTCCCATCGAGCCCATTGATCAGCGATATACTGCACAGTGGTACACCAACATTCCTGAGATCTTGAAATCTCGTATTGATGCACTTGGGCTAGACGCCCACGAAATCAGAATCGTAGACGGAGTTCAACCCCAGTCTGGCACCACCACAGGTGCCTTTTTGGATTTTGCGGTTACTAACATCTACAAGGCCAGCCAGGCTCAGCGTATTTCAGAAGCATTTAGTTCAGGAGCGGTCAAGTCTGGAGATGTGTTCCTGGTCACAGATGCCTGGAATTTTGTCATCACCCCCATCAAATACATGAGCGACTTGCTGAATATTCCAGTGGAAATTCATGGTATCTGGCATGCCGGGGCATATGATCCCACAGACATTCTGGGGTATCAGATGCAGAAGCCCTGGCCCTGGCATGCTGAGCAAAGTTGGTTTCATGCCTGTGATTACAATTACTACGCCACTGAGTTCCATCGTTCAATGTTCTTGACGAATCTCAACATTGATTCCAAAGTTTACGGGCACAAGGCTATTCGCAGCGGACAGCCACATGACCCCTTGATTGCTGAAATTTCAGTGAACTTTGACAATGCTGAGCGCAACGGTGCAGTCATGTGGCCACATCGTTATAACAGCGACAAGCAACCAGACATTGCTGAAGATCTGGCTCAGCTGATGCCGGTGACCATTACTCAGAAAATGTCACTGAACAAGAGTCAGTATTATCAGACCATGGCCCAGCACAGTGTAATTTTTAGTTGCGCTCTACATGAAAACCTGGGAATCAGTGTCATGGAAGCGGTGCTCAGTGGGGTCATCCCAGTGTTGCCCGACAGATGTAGTTATGCTGAAATGTATTTGCCAGACTTCCTGTATCCCAGTGAATGGACTGCGAACTGGGAGAAATATCAGCAGCATCGAACTGAATTGGTGGCGTTTATTCAGGAACGAATTCAGAATCGAGAACAGTATCTGCCAGCACTGCGTGAACAACGAGAAATTCTAGTCAGAGACTATCTCAATGCCACAGTTATGATTGATAAAATTCTAAAAAATCAATGAGTTATTTTAATTTATTAGATCAAATACATAACAATCTTTCATCTCCGAAAAGATCATGGTATTATGAATCGTTAACCAACAAAGACACTCTGTTGATCACAGCGGGAGATAGCTGGACCTGGGGTGATAGTCTTCTTGACATTGATGTCGAAGCTGGTAAGTATGACCATCCCGACAGAGTCAACAAAATATATGGTGCATTGCTGGCAAAAAAACTAGATGCTGATTTTATTAATCTTGCCAAATGCGGTGGTGCGAATATAGAGTTCTGTGATTGGGTAAAAACTCTTTTACCAATAGTCAAGACAAAATATAAAAAAATTATTGTAGCAATTAGTCTGACTGAGAACTGCCGAGAATCATATGGGGATAGAATCTGGGTCCCTGAAGAACAACCCAGTCTTGAAGAATATTTGTGTGAATACGAAAAAAATATGTTTGAAAATCTTGCTCTGACCTGCAAGCAACATAGTTCAGTTCACTTTGTAATTTCTAGAAACTTTACCTACAGCTTTGATAGTAATATTTTGCTACTTAAAAATTACTTAACTGAAAAGATTTGGGTTGATTGTTTAGCTGAATATCAAAACAATCAAAATTATCCCACAGATGTCAGGTTCCTTTCTGACATTGCACTAGTACCATTGCACAAACTACTCAAAGAAATTAAACTTTATAACAAGTATAAATTTCAATTTATGAGTTTATATGCCAGCAGTGAATTGGCAATCTCATGGTTAGAAAAAAGCAAGTTAAATTACAAAAAAGCCACAAAACATCCAAACGAACTCGGGCATGAGATTTGGGCAGATTATCTGTACAATATAATTGTTGCCCGTTTACATTGACTTAATATTATGATACTTTTATAATAAACTTAAAGAAAACAGCCACAAGATTAAAAATGAAGAAACCCCAGCTGACCAATCCACCACCCAACAAATAAGGCAATGAGTAATCCCTTCGATACAATTTCAGAATTTGAGCAGGCACTGGCAGAGTATACTGGTGCCCCGTATGCCATCGCAACTGATTGTTGCACTCATGCACTGGAACTGTGTCTGCGCTATCAGAAGCCTGAATTTGTGCATTTTACTGCGTTCACCTATCTGAGTGTGCCCATGACCATGCACAAACTGGGCATTGGGTTCAGTTATCTGGATGAAACCTGGCTGGGGGAATATCAGATACACGGCACCACCGTCTGGGATAGTGCCAGACGACTGGAATCCGGCATGTATCGACCTGGTCAGATGCAATGTCTGAGTTTTGGTCGTGACAAGCCCCTGGAAATTGGTCGTGGTGGTGCCATATTATTAGACGACCCCCTGGCTTATGAAATCATGCGCAGGCAGAGATACGATGGCAGAATGCTGGAAATCACCCCCTGGGAAAATCAGAGAATATTCCATGTTGGTTATCATTATCGAATGAACCCCGAAGAAGCACGGATAGGTCTGGAAAAACTCCAGTCATTTGAACCCAACACCAGAATTAAAAAATATCCAGATCTGCGAAAAATTATTATTAGCAGTTAATGAAAAAGCTAAATATGTTGAGTATTCCGACTGTAGGAAAATTCAGATTGTCAATTAAAACGTTAGTCGGAAGAATTTTTCGCTTGAAAAAATGCACAATTTGGTAAGTGTCTCTAATGTGATTCCCATAACATTTTTGTAACCACTGTCAAAGCATATAGATTTTGATGGAGCATTTTTAGATTTTAACTATATTTTGGAAAACACACCTTAGAGCAACTAATTATTAGATTAGTGCTGCACAGCAAGAGTAAGTAGATAAAAGAGATAACAGATAAAGTTAAAAAAAATCTAAAATAAAAATGCCAACTAATAATATAAAACCTCCTCTTGTATTTGGTGGTGCTGGTGCCATAATCGATCCCGAAATAAAACAACAAATACATGATATCATTTGTAGTGCACCAAGTCAGGATTGGTTGGACGATTTGTCAATACATAAAATTTTTCTTGATCAGTATACCAAATGGATACTAGGTACTAGAAAAAATGTTATTCGAGGATTGGATCAGTATACGGTTAAAGCCTTTAGTCAAGGCACCACTGAATCCTTTGACAAATTTTATCTCAAACATCATCGTCGCAGATTTAGATGTTTTCGAGGTGAATACATGTATCATACAGCCACTTGGAAAAATATTTTTTCAATGCAATGGAAACACATCGAAGACGACCCCATAGACAAAAATGATGCGGTTGTTATTAGTTTACCATTCAGCGATACCGGAGATTGCCACAATGATATGAAGCGTGTGCTTGAGCAGTGCTGTGAGCTTGATGTCCCCGTACTAATTGATTGTGCGTTTTTTGGAATATGTCAGAACCTAGAATTTGACTTTACTTGGCCTTGTATTACAGATATCACATTTAGTTTGAGTAAAACCTTGCCAGTTGCCCATGCCAGAATTGGCATGAGAGTGAGCCGGGTTGATGACGATGACAGTTTATTGGTTCATCAAAAAATTGGCTATATCAATAGATTGGCGTGTGGGCTAGGTATAGAACTATTGAATCGATGGGGTCCGGACTACAACTGTGAAAAATGGACAAATGTACAACATCAGTTTTGTAAACGGTTAAATATAATGCCCAGCAAGAGTGTGGTATTTGGATTGGGTGGAGATGACTTCAGTAAATACAATCGAGGCGGTGCTACCAATCGCCTGTGTTTTTCAAAGTATCTATATTCCGGAACCCTGCCCCATGATTGACATTGATTTAATAACTAGTAAGTACGATCCAAAAAACTATGCCATAGATTACAGTCACGGCACACCTGTGCCTTGGTTGACGTTTGATGACTTCTTGCCTCAAGAACTACTACAAAGTGTACAAGAAGAAATAGAAACTGTGCCAGAACACCTTTGGAGTAAGTTTACTCGCAATGGTAGTTTCATGCGTGAATGCAATAATCTTAAATTTTCTCCACGCATAAGAGAATTGGTATTAAATCTCAACAGCAGTGAGTTTCTAAATTGGCTGGAAAATATCACAGGACTTAAAAAAATCATAGCTGATCCACATTTGATTGGTGCTGGACTTATGCGTTGTGGATCAGGCGACAGTCTCAAGCTACACACAGACTTTAATTGGAACGAACAATTGGGCCTCAATCGATGTCTTAGCCTGATTCTTTATATTGGAAAAACATGGCAATCTGAATGGGGCGGTGGATTGGAATTTTGGGACTTCGAAAGAAAAAATCGATTACATACTATTGAACCCAAGCCCAATCGGCTGTTGGTCTGGAACTATCATGAACACCTGGTTCACGGTCATCCTACTCCATTGTCTTGTCCTAATAATGTTAGTCGAGACGGTATTAGACTGTTTTATTTTACTAGTAATGCCACTCCACTATCTCCGCCACATCGTAGTTTGTATTGGTTTGATAATGAAGTGGGTGCGTATGATCGAAAGGAAAATCAATGAAGCTTTGGGTATTTGGGCACAGTTTGTGCTTGCCATTTGGGTTAGATAATAATGCACAAGGGTGGGGCGATTTGCTTGCTCAAGATCTTGGTGCTGAATTAAACAATCTTGCACGACCCGGTGTAGATAATTTTTACATCTATTATAGCTATCAACAGGTTCTTAAAGATATTGACAAGGAAGACTATGTAGTAATCGGGTGGAGTCATTATAGCCGTAAATTGTTTGTGGTTGATAATGATAATCCTGACCACATGAATGTTGTTGAAAAAAGTTTAACTTATGATACTCCACACGCTCAATTTATGCGTAACGGCAATGCAGTAACTGGCGACTCAACAAAATGGTTAACTATGCGCCCACAGAATCGCGGAGTACCGTTTTATGATATATGGTATCAAAATTATTATAGTGAACTTGAGCAAAAGGTTAATTTTCAAAGCTATTTGGATAGTGTCAAACTTACATGTCCAGGGCAATACTTGCCATTTTATTTTAGCAACGAAACAGTGTCAGGCGTAGATATTGATACAAGGCATGCTGGATGTGTAACAGAATTTATTATTGAAAATAACTTATCAATATCTAAAAAAGATTTTCATTTCAGTCATGACGGTCATAGAATCTGGGCAAATTATCTAAAAAATTATTTGACATTATCCTAAATAATTGTTATACTAGTAGCAAGACTGGTTATCCACGACCGTAATAACTCGGAGAAATTGAATGCCTAACTATGCTTCACCTGAAGAACAAAAAATAGAAAATCTTAGATCAAACAAACTGGTACAAGAAGCACCCTATCATCCCGGCTACGAAGATGCAGTGGTTGGCGACAAAGGCTATGAAGAGGCCAATCTGGCAGATGCTATTCGCTTCCGAATGCAACGTGACCGGAAACGTTTTTGGGCTGGCGACAACATCAGCGACTATTTGCATGACGGTGATAAAGAAATCTTAATCAACGAAGCTACAGAAGCATTTGAACGAGTATTAGACACTTTGCTGATCGATCGTGAAACAGATCCTAACTCAAGGGGCACAGCACGTCGTCTCGCTAAAATGTATTTTAATGAAATTATGGGAGGTCGATATGATCCTGCTCCATGCGCCACGGCCTTCCCCAACGACAGTCAGGAACGCTACGAGGGCATGCTGGTGGTGCGCAGTGAACTGCGTAGTATGTGCAGTCACCATCATCAGCCAGTCAGCGGTGTGGCCTACATTGGTATCATTGCCGCACAAAAGTTGATTGGTCTCAGCAAGTACACGCGGATTGCCCAGTGGTGCGCCCGTCGTGGCACTCTGCAGGAAGAACTCTGCAATGATATTGCCCGAGAGATCCAGAAAGCCACTGGCAGCGAAAACGTTGCTGTTTACATACAGGCCACACATGGCTGCTGTGAAAACAGGGGGATAATGGCACACAGCAGTCTGACACAGACCACAGTGCTCAAAGGCTCATTTTACAGTGATCCCGGCACCAAGAAAGAATTTTTTGATAACATCAAGTTGCAACAAGAGTTTGCTCCCAGGTAAGCCTTGACAACCGGCGTAAATAGTGTTACTATTTGACTGTCGTTAACAACTCTGGAGCAAATATGAAGTTCACTAAAATTGTAGCTGCACTGATGGCAGCTGGTGTCGTTGCCAGTGCTGCGCAGGCCGAAACGCTAAATTTAACTCCCTATAACACTGCAGAATACACTGCCAACACCATCAGTGTGGGCAAGGCCGACGATGACTTTCTCCGAGCCATTAACGCCAACGCAGCCTGGGCCCGTGGATATACTGGTCGGGGAGTGCTGGCTCTGGTCATGGACACTGGCATCAATGCCAACCACAGTGAGTTTATTGGCCGTATTGCCTACAATCGAGACTTCATCAATAGCAAGAACGGTACCAGGGACGTCTCAGGCCATGGTACCAATATTGCTGGACTGATTGCAGCCAACTGGGACGGCGTGGGCATGGCTGGTGTGGCACCCGATGCCAAATTGGCCATTGCCAAAATCTCAGACGGAGTTGGCGTTAACATGACCCAAGCACGATATGCCATGCAGTGGGCAGACGGACTTGGTGCAGTGGTGGGCAACCTCAGCACCAACATGGCCTATGAGACGTCCTTCCTGAAGAATTTTGTCAAATTGTCGGACGGTCGATACTATAACACTGATTCCCGTTACCTGGGTCGTTACTATGGCGGCGAAGATCCTGGCATGTGGGCCAAGTATCTGGGCAAGGACATGATTCTTGTGAATTCTGCTGGCAATAGCAACTTACCATATCCGCAACTGCCTGGCACTTTGGCCAAGGCAGTGGATGCCAAGGGCAACCTGGTGCTGGGTGGTCGAATGATTATTGTGGGTGCCTGGAATCTGCAAACCAATGCTGTGTCTGGTTACAGCAACCGTGCTGGTGACATCTGCATGACTGTGCAGAATGGCGCATGTCAGGACAAATATCGAATCAGCGATTTTTATATCCTGGCCCCGGGCAATGACTTTGGTCCTGACAAGGCCACCAATGGCTATAAGTTGTTCACCGGTACCAGTCAGGCCGCAGGTGTGGTCACTGGCGCAGTGGCGGTCATCAGTCAGATGTGGCCCAACATGCGGGGCGAAAACATTGTTAAACTGCTGATGGTCACGGCCAATAAGGATCTACCCAACTATAATGTCAATGTCATGGGCCAGGGCCTGTTGGATCTGGAAAAAGCCACTCGACCCTATGGTGTGGTGGGAATCCCCACCACTGGGCGTACCAAATCTGCGGTTAGTGGTGTTGTCACCAGTGCAGGCTTGAGTTCCATTAACAGTAAACTCAGCAGCGTCATGGTCACTGACAGTTTTGATCGTGACTTCTATGTGGATCTGAGCCGGACCACACAGAAACCACTGGACACCTTCAACCCAGTGGCTCGCCTGGACTTTTACCAGGACTACAATCCCTTCAATCGTCTGAATGCATTTACTTTTAGTCGTCAGGCTGTTGCTGGCAATACCACTGTCAAGTTGAGTGCCAACGATCAGTTGGGTACTGCCATGCTGAGCATGAACAACACCTGGGTATCCCAAGCTGGATATGCTCTGGGGTTTACTGGTGGCATGCTGAACGAGCGGGGTGCCTGGGCAGGCAACAACATTGGCGGCAGTTTGGGCAATGTGGACAACAGTTACACAACATTTATTGGCGCCAATGCCAGTTACGGTCTAAATAATACCGACAGCGTGTTTGGTCATGTGTATGTGGCTGCAACTCAGGCAGCACTCAATCGTGGGCTGGTGAGTGACATCAGCACCACCTACAGTTACAGTTGGAGTTTGGGGTTGGATCACACCCAAGATCAGCACAGTGTGGGCGCAGTTGTAAGTCAACCAGTAACTGTGGTCAACGGCAGCATGGAACTGGCAATTCCCAAAGGTTATGATGCCAACGGCAACATCCGCTGGGACCGCAGCACAGTCAGTGCAGTCAGTGGCACACAAGAGTATGACCTGGGTGTATACTATAAGTTCAAGTCTGATGATGTTCGCGTGACCATGTATGCAGAACATCAGATCAACTACTTGAATCAGGCCGGTGCCAACCGGAATGTCCTGGGGCTGGGCGTTTCGATGCAGTTTTAAAATCCTGACTTGGGAGAAGTCAATGAACAAAGAATATTACAATTTTGATGACGTAAAAAAGCTGACCCAGGAAATTCTACGGCAGATCTCACTGGACGACTGGCGGCCAGATTATATCGTGGGCATTACCCGAGGCGGAGCCGTGCCTGCAGTGTTGCTGAGTCAGTATCTGAAAGTTCCCATGAACGCACTCAAGGTTAGTTTGCGGGATCATGCAGCTACAGAAAGCAACTGTTGGATGGCTGAAGATGCATTTGGATATGAATATAACGATGCGCCGGCATCAGGTAATAGCAAAAAGAATATACTGATTGTGGATGATATCAACGACAGTGGTGCAACGTTCAATTGGATCGTTGCAGACTGGCAAGCCAATTGTTTGCCCGATGATCCGCAATGGTCAGATGTCTGGAACAACAATGTGCGATTTGCAGTATTGGTGGACAACCTCAGCAGCAATTTCCAGGGCGTAGTTCGTTATGCTGGTGCAGAAATCAACAAGGCCGAGGCAGATGTCTGGATCAATTTTCCCTGGGAAGATTGGTGGCGCACCTAATGGAATATCATATCAAAACTGACTTCAACTGGTGGCTAAAATGGTTGGCCTGTTGCGTGACATTGATTGCCGCAGGGTTGACCAGTGCTGGGTTAGACCCGTATAATGTTTATTTGCTAAACTTAGGCGCTACACTATATCTGATATGGAGTATTCGCATAAAAGAATGGAGCCTGGTGGTCATTAACGCTGGGCTAATCGCCATTTATTGTGCAGGCACATTGTACAGAATCTTGAACTAAATCTGAGGCGAAGCGATCGTAATCAAATGAAACTAAAAGTAAGTGAAATATTTTATAGTGCACAAGGTGAGGGGCGCTTTGTTGGCGTTCCCAGTGTGTTTTTAAGAACTTTTGGCTGTAATTTTACCTGTGGCGGATTTGGTATGCCGGCGGGTAGTTGCAGCACCGAACGCAATGATGTTCGAGTAGAACTATACGAAAGGTATGAAGATCTACCACTGGTCAATACAGGTTGCGACAGTTATGCCAGTTGGGACCCCAGGTTCAAGCATCTGAGCCCAACCCTGGATGTCGATGAAGTGGTCAATCGCATGGTTGATCTGACCCCGCAAAAACGCTGGATATGCAGCAATGGCAACGACGTCCATCTGGTGATCACAGGTGGTGAGCCCTTGCTGGGCTGGCAACGTGCCTATACTGAATTGCTGGAACATCACAAGATGTTGGACCTTTGGAATCTGACATTTGAAACCAATGGCACACAAGAGTTGCACGACGATTTTAGAGAAACTCTCATGGCCTGGCAACGGGAAGGCCCAGAAGTGACCTTCAGTGTCAGTGCCAAACTCAGTGCCAGTGGAGAAACACGTGAAGCTGCAATCCGACCCGAAATCGTCAAGAGTTATCAGGAGGTGGGACACACTTATCTAAAATTCGTCGTGGCTACTCCTGAAGACTTTGCAGAAGTTGATGATGTGGTGGAAGAGTATCTGGATCATGGATTCCAGGGTTCCGTATACGTCATGCCCGTGGGTGGTGTAATTGAGGTGTATCATGCCAACATGACCGCGGTGGCAGATGAGGCCATGCGTCGAGGTTATTATTTTAGTCCAAGATTGCACACCACATTGTGGGGTAATGCCTGGGGCAAGTAAGATTTAATATTAAAGGAAAATATGAGTTATTTGTTTACATCGGAATCAGTAAGTGAAGGGCATCCAGACAAGGTGGCAGATGCCATCAGTGACACTGTGGTGGACTATTTTATGGAACGGCAGGATAAGTCACAACGCTGCGCTTGTGAGACCATGGTCACCACCAATCGCGTGATCATTGCTGGAGAATACAAAGGCGATTTTGATGCCGGTGTAGTAGAACACAGAATTCGCGAATGTGTCAGAGGGATTGGCTATGAACAATCGGGATTTGATTGGTCCAAGTTGGAATTTACCAACCTCATGCACGGGCAGAGCGCAGACATTGCCCTGGGCACAGACACATTTGGTGCCGGCGATCAGGGGCTGATGTTTGGTTATGCCTGCCGAGAGACTGCAGAGTTCATGCCGGCTGCCATCTATTACAGTCACAAAATTGTAGAGAAACTGGCAGAACTGCGTAAAAGTTCTGCTGAATACGCCTGGTTGGGCCCAGATGCCAAGGCACAAGTAACCCTGGAGTATGAATCGGTGTCAGGATTGGATGTGCCACAGCACGCCACCAAAATTGTATGTTCCACACAGCATGCCGACACCGTGGATATTCAGACAGTCCGAGCACGAGTTCAAGAGGTCATTCAACAACTCATGCCAAATCTGATTGATACCAACACTGAGTTTCTGATCAACCCCACTGGTAGATTTGTCATTGGTGGCCCCGATGGAGACTGTGGTGTCACTGGACGCAAGATCATTGTGGACACTTACGGTGGATATGCTCCACACGGTGGTGGTGCATTTAGTGGCAAGGACCCCACCAAGGTGGATCGCTCAGCAGCATACATGATGCGTTATATTGCCAAAAATATTGTGGCATCAGGTCAGGCCGACTGGGCCACTTGTCAGATTAGCTATGCCATTGGTGTGGCAGAACCCATGAGTTTTTACATTGAAAGCAATGGAGACAGCCAAGGCCTGACGCAATGGATCCGGGCCAACGTTGACTTGACTCCAGCCGGCATTATTGATCGATTTGACTTGTTTCGACCTATCTATCACAACACCGTAAATTACGGGCATTTTGGCAAAAAAGACTTGCCCTGGGAACAGATTAATTTATTCTGAGGATCTGATATGATTGACAACAGTGATGCGCCAAGAAGTATGTCGGCAGACTTGTTTAAGACTAAAAAAGTCGATGCTGATCCCAAAGCCAAATCCCCACGCCGACCCAGGGAAAAAAAATCCGAGAAACAGACTGTCAAAAATGAAAATATTTCTGCCAAGGATCGGGCATCGGCTGCAGGAGAGCCATACATTGTTATCCTCAGTATTGATGTCGATGCCAATGATCCTGGTCAAGGTGCATTTGAGTTGGATTGGAATGACATCTTTGTGGCCAGACTGATCAAGGCCGGATATCAGGGCAAGACTGATCAGGACATTGTGGACAATTGGTTCCGCACTGTTTGTAGAAATGTCCTGATGGAGACTTACGAACAAGAGATGGCTGACCCCGAAAAGCGATCCAGCAATCGACGTAATTTGGGCAACGGCAGGACTGAGATTTCATGATACTGTATGTCAATGGCGACAGTCATTCCTACGGCACAGATGCCGGAGGCCCTGATTTTTGTTACGGAAAAATATTGGCCCATCGATTGGGTGCAACATTCCATTTAGATGCAACTCCTGCGGCAAGTAATACCAAAATCATACGAACCACCAGGGAATATCTGAAAACACATCGACCCGACGCAATGATTATTGGCTGGAGCACCTGGGAAAGAACCGAGTATTTGTATGACAATGAGTATTATCAATTCACCGGCGGAAATGGTAATCGACCACACTGGCCCGACGAAGTCAAAGAACAATATAAAAAATTTGTTATTAATGCATCCAACGATTTCCATAACAATGAGTATCTGGCACATGAAGAAATATGGAATTTCTATAATGAAATAAAAAATTATAATATTCCCTTTGTCTTTTTCAATTGCTATGCAAATTTTAAACATGTAGTTGCATATGGAAAACCCCAATTTGAATGGGGCAGTGAATATATCAATCCATATGATGAAAATTTCACCTACTATTTTTGGTTGAAAAATCAGGGGTATCAGCCCAGTAATCCCAAATTTGACCACTATGGTGCCGATGGTCAGGCATCCTGGGCAGATTTTTTGTTTCCATATTTGACAGCACAGATAGAATCCAGTAAAATTAACAAATGAGATACCTACTTGTAGACACTGCCAACACTTTCTTCCGTGCCCGACATTCAGCACATCGCCAGAGTGACACCTGGGATAAGCTGGGGTTCGCTGTGCATATGACTCTGGCCAGCATCAATAAAAGCTGGAGAGACCAGCGAGCCGATCATGTGGTGTTCTGTCTGGAGGGACGTAGTTGGCGCAAGGACTATTACGAACCCTACAAGAAGAATCGAGCAGTGGCCAGAGCCGCCCTGACTGAGTCCGAGGCCGAGGAGGATCGACTGTTCTGGGAGACATTTGATGCACTTAAGACTTTTATCCAGGAAAAAACGAATTGCACTGTACTACAGCATCCGTCGCTGGAAGCAGATGATCTCATTGCTGGCTTCATCGCCAGTCATCCAGCAGATCATCATACTATTATCAGTAGCGATACTGACTACTATCAGTTACTGGCGGAAAATGTAAATCAGTACAACGGCATCACTGATGAACTGCATACCCTGGAAGGCATCTTTGATAAGCGTGGCCGTCTGGTGATTGACAAAAAGACCAATGAACCCAAAAAAATCCCCGATCCCAAATTTATTTTGTTTGAAAAGTGCATGCGGGGTGATGCCACCGACAACATCTTTAGTGCATACCCCGGGGTCAGAACCCGTGGCACCAAGAACAAGGTGGGGTTGGAAGAAGCCTATGCCGACCGAGACCGTCAGGGCTATGCCTGGAACAACCTGATGTTGCAACGCTGGACTGACCACAATGGACAGGAACACCGTGTGCTGGATGATTACGAACGCAATCGTACCCTGGTGGATTTGACTGCGCAGCCCGATCATGTCAAAGTTATGATTGCAGAAACCATTGCCCAGGCCAGTCTGACCAAGAATACACCCATGGTGGGGGCACAGTTTTTGAAATTTTGTGGTCGTTACGATCTGGTTAAACTCAGTGAAAATGCCAGCAGTTTTGCAGAATGGCTGGGCGCAAGTTATCCAGATTCGGCAATCAAACAGTCAGCATAAAGGAAAAGTCATGGCAAAATTCTACTCAACAAAAACTTACGGAAACGACCGTGGTTTATCATGCTGTTTTAGACAATGGCGCGCCACCCATAGCCACTGCTCAACACTACATGGATACTCAATCGGTATTAAGCTGATATTTGAATGTGACACGCTAGACGACAAAAACTGGTGTATGGACTTTGGCGGTCTTAAAGAATTCAAAGCCTGGGCAGATCATATGTTTGATCACACTCTAGTAATTGCAGAAGACGATCCCTATCTGGATACATTCCAAAAGCTGAACGCTATTACTGGCGGGTTCGAAGACAGCGGACTGTGCAATCTACGCATTGTACCAGGAGTAGGCTGTGAAATGTTTGCTAAGATGTGCTACGATAAAATGGCTGAACTATTGTCATCTGGAGGCATGCGTTATCCCATCAACCCCACAGTAAGAGTCAAATCAGTTGAAGTATTTGAACACGGTGCCAACTCGGCCACTTACGAAGGATAATCAATGACTCTGCTAGCCAAACCTGTGGTCAAAAACAAATGCTGGGTGGTTGAAAAAGACGGTGAAAAATACGGGTCAATTCTGGCCAACGACTACGAGGTTGTGCTGGTGCATGGCAACCAGCGGGAGCGTTTTTCCAACCTAAAAATGCTGAAAGATCGGTACAATATCGTCCTGGATTCTGCCTCCCCTGCCAAAATCAATAACACAACCACTTCAGATGTATACGGATACCCTTGTCAGGGTCGGGCACGAAACATACTCTGGGAAGTTCAAAAAAAGTTGCCGCTCTACACCAAAGATACAAAATCAAAAAGTTTCTTCTGTGCTGGATACTATATAGTGAAACTAAACAACATCTGGGAAGGGGCATTCTGTCCCAAACTGATTACTCTAAATCGCTATCCTTTTCAGGGTCCATTTAAGACTACAGAACAGATGCAGGCAGCACTGGCACAACAACACGAGGCAGATCATGGAATCTCAGTTTAGTTTACACATCAAGGCATTCAACAATCGCATCAAGGTCATGAATCAGACCAATGCCAGAGATCTGACCCTGACCAAACTTGAAGCTCAAAATTTGCAAGCAGATATTTTTGAACTTCTGACACAGATTGCTGAGCTTACTAAAATTCAGGAACAGAAACAAGACGAAGCCACGGTGAATGTGGACTTCGATGGTGGGGAATTTTAATACGCGTAGTTAATTGGTTCTCAAGCATAAATAATGTGTAACAATAAGAAAGAAATTACACATTATGTCCAGACCCAAGCCCACGGTATTGATTGAGCACGTAAACAAAACCAACTACAAGAGCGATCAGATTCTGAGTAGTGAAGGCATCTGGGCCGTATTCTACGACAATCAACCCATCAATCTCAAAACACAGAATATTCTGGTTTCCTATCCAGGCCCCAAGTACAAGAAAACCAGTTTCAGTAATCCTGGCCACGCCATCAACCTTGCCAAGAAGCTCAACACATTGTTTAAAACTGACAAGTTTACTGTGGTGCTGCTCCGACAAGGCGATCAAATTTTCCCCTGACCATGTCACGTGATGCCAGTTGTCCTCAGAACATTTGGCAGGCACGATTTCAGGAATATCATCTGAATCCTTTCATATCTGACCAAAAAACTCTTTCGTATCAGCGACTGGACCGACCCGAAAACTGGTGGTATAATCCACTAAACCCCCAGAGCCTCAGACTCACTGCTGTGGCATACAATGTCATAAGAAAATCTCCAGATATAAAATCTTATAAATTCAAATTGGATCAGATGATATTACCAAAAACTCTGCTACAATTGGAACGACATTTTACAGGACCGTATTTTATTATTTCGCCCCTTGCCATAGTGTTGTTTGGCGAAACCGAAGTCATGATGCTGGCTCTACACGGCAACAATCTACAGCAGTATCTGGATAATTTAAGCAGTTAACCGATCAAGGAGAATCAGATGTTTATTGAATACGTACTCTGTTATGCAGAAAGTTTTACTCTGGGAGCAGCATTTGGTGGAGCAGTGGTCTGGTATCTGCACCATCTGAAATCTCAGGGAAAAATCTAGTTGACACATCTAAACAATGATTTTATAATTACAGAATATTAGCGCAACTAAAAAATTCAGCAAATCCATCCGCCATTGACTCTGCAACAATCAAGGAGCACTTCCATGACAAAAGCAACAAAACCGGATTATTTGAAAACTACCCGATATGGTGTCAATCCAATGATACCCCACAAGGATGCCCGCCCCAGATGCGGTGTTTCTGGTTGCAATAGGCCTCGGGCAATCCAGCAAACCTGTGTGGATGGTCGACCAAGGTATCGCCACGTTTGCGATGCTCACCACAGCCAACGAACTGCATCCAAATACGGTTACGAAAGAATTTCTCAAATCACTGCTAGCCGTCTGGGCATTAGTGAAACCCAATACAGAAATAGGAGTCATCCTAGTCGCAAATATCGAAAGCCCTATTGCGAAAACGTAGATGGTCGGTTGGGGTTCGTCTGTACCACAACTATACCCAAAACTCTGCCCAATGGCAAGGTTTTTGATGGATGGTTGGATGTGGACCACATTGATGGAAACCCAAACAATAACAATGTAGAAAATTTTCAAACTCTATGCAGTTGTTGCCATGCTTACAAAACTCTGGTTAATGGTGACAGCAAAACTCCCGGCCGTAAATTTTATCGTATTACCAGATAATTTTGGTTGGCGGCAATAATCGAAGATCATAGAACAGCGTCTGACAATACTAAAACAACACATGAGAACACTGGCCAAATTGAATGACCGATTGGTGGAAATCCTGGCGGTGAGAGATCGCGTGGAGTTTTCTGACGAGTCAGGTTGGATCCTGATCACCACCGACATTGGTCAGGACCCCCGACGGCAGATGAACTTCCGGTGGGTTCCTGCCAGCACTCGATTTGAGTGGGTGCGAGAGTCGGCATTCTGAGCTTGACAACAGGGAAGTTTGATGCTAGACTACAGACTTAGTTAGACACATCGCTGACGCCCCAGAGAAGGATTCCGGAGTCCTGTATCGACCAATAACTAAGCCAGCAGATGGGTTCGCTGGATGCGATGTGTCTAACTATTCCATCTACGCTGCTGGAACTGTGCGCAACCTACTGCTGAGCTAGCGAGGTTGACAGGACTGGATCAGGCTGCTATACTAGCACGACACTAACAGCAAGGAGCACTCCGTGAACAACATCGCTTTCTTTGTAGTCTGTGCTGTGGTTGGTTATACTCTGCACGATATGTATATTGTCCTGGGCAAGTTTTTTCACTAAGGAGACCACCGTGGCCTACACTGTTTTCCAACACAATCCCCAATACGGCCCGCGTCAGGGTCTGGAAGGTCCCTTCAATTACCCCAATGGTCGAGTTCTTTACTACGATGCTCAAGCTGGAGAATACTGGGACCCCCGCACTGACTTCTATGTGTCTCAGGAAGAAGTCAGCTGGTTGAAACAAAGCATCTTTGATGTGGTTCGGGCTTGACATTCCTGCCTAAAGATCGTATAATGGCCATACAGTGAACGTAACGAGGAGCACACAATGACTGAATGGGAAAAGAACTGTTACGGTATGTCCGAAGCAGATATCCGCAAAGAATACATGAACAGCATCACTGCCAAGTTCTCCGGACTTGAAATGGTTGCAATGGGTGTGCTGAGTGATGCACAAGAACTGCTGGAAATGGATAGCAAAGAAGCCGCCCGCAAGCAGATGAACATTGCCAAGTTCATCCTGAGCGAAATGATGGAAGCTCGTCAACCATCAGCAGCCTGATCGGGCATTGACAATCACCATTGGTTACTGTATACTTGTATCTGTAGTAGTTAATTACACCCAACTTGTGCAAGGAGCCACACCATGAGCCTGACTGAAACCCGTACCGTTACTAGTGAAGAAGCCCGAGAAAGCGTGATGCAGTGTTTTAAGCGTCAGCGTCCGGTGTTCCTGTGGGGCCCCCCGGGCATTGGCAAGAGCGAGCTGGTGGCTGGCATTGCTGAAGAGATGGGCGGCCTGATGATTGACCTGCGACTGGGTCAGATGGATCCCACTGACCTGCGAGGCATTCCTTTTTATAACAAAGACAAAGGTGTCATGGACTGGGCACCGCCCATTGACCTACCGGACGAAGAACTGGCCAGTCAGTATCCCATTGTGGTGCTGTTCCTGGACGAAATGAACTCGGCTCCGCCCAGTGTTCAGGCTGCTGCATACCAGTTGGTGCTGAACCGTCGCATTGGCCGTTATGTCATGCCCAAGAACGTAGTGATTGTGGCTGCTGGCAACCGTGAAGGCGACCGTGGTGTTACTTATCGCCAGCCGGCCCCCCTGGCCAATCGCTTTGTGCATCTGGAGATGCGCGTGGACTTTGACTCCTGGCAGCGTTGGGCAGTCCGGAACAACATTCACAAGGATGTGGTGGGCTACATCAGCTTTGCCAAGCAGGACCTGTTTGACCACGACCCCAAGAGTGCCAGCCGCAGTTTTGCTACTCCGCGCAGCTGGACCTTTGTCAGCGACCTGCTGGCAGACAACCTGCCCAGTAACATCGAGACCGACCTGGTGGCAGGCACTGTGGGCGATGGCCTGGCTGTGAAGTTCATGGCACACCGCAAGGTGTCGGCACAGATGCCCAACCCCACTGACATCCTGAACGGCAAGGTCCGAGAACTCAAGGTCAAGGAAGTCAGTGCCATGTATAGTCTGGTCACCAGTATGTGCTACGAGCTCAAGGACATCCATGCCAAGAACAAGGAAGTGGGCAAAACCGACGACTGGCACGCCAAGGTCGACAACTTCTTCCAGTTCATGATGGATAACTTCACCACTGAGCTGACGGTCATGGGCGCTCGTACTGCACTGACGGTGTACAACCTGCCGTTTGTTCCGGGCAAGCTCAAGACGTTTGATGAATTCCACAAGCGTTATGGCAAGTATATTGTGGCGGCTGTTTCTTGATCAATCGCATCTGTCAGGTGCGGAAATTGGATAGGCGGTTTTCCGCCTATCCTTGTTTTCCTTATATGTTGGAATTCAAGCTGGATCTGCGCCTTTCTCCCCATCCTCGTAGCTCAGTGTCCAAGGACAGTTTCCTCAGCATCCGAGAGTACCTGTGGGAAAATTACGGAGCCAGTAAAGAAATCCGATTCTGGTTGGAAGATCACCGCAAATCTGTGACAGACCGCCAGTGCCACAGCCCAGACTGGTGCTGGGACACCGAGCACCACCAATGCAGAATTTATCTGAGCGAGGTGGCGCTGAGTTATTGCAGTCTCAGGTGGGCTTGACAGAACACCCAACCCATAAATATAATGCCACTGTGCGCTAAATTTACAGTAAGTATCTGATGATACAAAAACACATACTTTTGATCGATGTTAGACTAGGTAAGGAGGGAATGTGAAGAGAATGGTTGTGTTTTCTAATTAAACGGACAAATAAAAACTATGAAATTATTTATTTTTGGGGAGACAATAACTAGTAGGTTGAGTGATTCGATTATTAAGGATTACCCGGATGCAATGTTAATAACAGAAGATAACTATGAAACTAAATTTAACATAGGGTATTCAGGGATAGAGGAATTCTATGACAAGACAAAATTTTTAAAATTGCTATTCTCAGTCAAAGAAATTTTTTATATTTCTGACAACAATGCAACTGGAGATTTCGATTATCGTAACCCAACAATGAATATGCGAGGTCTGACAGAATATTTTCTACTAATAGTTAAAGAAGAAGGAATAAAAATTAATAATTTTATTCCACTTGGTACACAGAATGTCATAGAAGATCTTAATGTAATGTTGAGCTTAATTGATTATCGAAAACCAGACAATGGCCCACAACTTTGGTGTGTTGGATGTAGTGTAACAGTAGGATATGGTGTTGACCAAACTCAAAGATATAGTAATTTAATTTCTAAAAAACTTAATTTGCCGTTAAACTTATTGGCCCACCACGGTTCTAGTATACCTTGGGCATCAGATCAGATTCTACGTAGTGATATCAGAAATAATGATCTGGTTATTTGGGGGATTACTACTAAAAATAGAATAAATTATTTCCATAATGGAGAAATAATCCATTTACATCCTCTAACGATAAATCATCCAAGCAGAAGAAGTTTGTCAGATGTATCAAAGCATTTGTTAACTGATGAAGATTTTCTGTCTTACACAAATCTAACCAGTATTGATCGTGTAGTAAAGTTTTGTAAGAAAATAGGTGCTAAACTATTGCTGGTGGGAATAATGCCTACAGATTCCGATTTTCTTTTTTTAAGAAAATTCCAGGAATACTATCATTACCCTTACCCAACACAGAAATTTAAAGATCTTGGCTATGATGGTGGCCACCCAGGACCATTACAACATCAAGAATATGCCGAAAAGATATTAAGTTTGCTAGAAAAAAGAAAATTTATAACCCAACCCAAATTGTAATTGTTTTAGCCCGCCTGTTGTTTTTTTAAAACGAAACAACTAGTATCTTTTAAATTAATGGTCAAAAAATTAGTTAAGAGTTGATATTGACTTTTGGTCAGTGTTATGGTATAATACCCAAACTAACACTAAGGAGTTGTTATGAGTACTGCTACTACCACCCAGAACCAAGAACACAAGAGTCTGGTGGGTATCAAAACTGATCCCCGAATTGATGCACAATCCCGAGAAAAATTGATCAGCGCACGGATTGCACTGTTGCTCAAGGCACCGTTTTTCGGTAATCTGGCCACTCGCCTAAAATTAATTAACGCTGACGAGTGGTGTGGCACTGCTGCCACCGACGGTCGAAATTTTTACTACAACAGTGAATTTATCGGTGGCCTGCCGCAGCGGCAGATTGAATTCCTGTTTGGTCACGAAGTCCTGCATGTGGTCTACGATCACATGGCACGACGCGAAGATCGTGATCCCATGCTCAGCAACGTGGCTGCTGACTATTGTGTCAACGCCGACTTGCTGGAACAGAAGATTGGCGAAAAGATTCCCGTGGGACTATACAATACCAAGTATGTGGGCTGGAGTTACGAACAGGTCTACGACGATCTCTACGAAAATGCTGAAAAGATTGATCTGGGTGAGCTGGGCAAGATGATCCTGGACATGCATCTGGACGGTGAAGATGGCGAGGGTGATGGCGACAGTCAGGGAGAGGGTCAGGGTTCCGGACGTCCCAGATTGTCTGACGAAGAACGCAAGCAGATCCGTGACGAAATCAAAGAAGCCATGATCAGTGCTGCGCAGACCGCAGGTGCTGGCAATGTTCCTGCTGGTGTGCGCCGCATGATCAAGAATCTGACCAGTCCGCAACTCAGTTGGCGTGAGCTGCTGCCGCAGCAGGTTCAGAGTGTCATCAAGTATGACTACACCTGGAATCGTTCCAGCCGAAAAGGCTGGCACACTGAAGCAGTGATGCCTGGCAGCAACTACGATCAGGACATCGATATTTGTGTCAGTATCGATGCGTCTGGCAGCATGACTGACGAAATGCTCAAAGACATTGTCAGCGAAATCAAGGGCATCATGGACAGTTTTCAGAACTTCCGTCTGCATCTCTGGAGCTTTGACACTCAGGTCTACAATGCTCAGGTGTTTACTCCGGACAATCTGGAAGACATTCTGGAATACGATCTGCAGGGTGGTGGTGGCACCACATTTGAATGCAATTGGGAATACATGCTGGAGCATGACATTCAGCCCAAGTTCTTTGTGATGTTCACTGACGGGTATCCCAATAGCAGCTGGGGTGATGAGAACTACTGCGACACCATGTTTGTGATTCATGGCAGCACCAGTATTCAGGCACCGTTTGGCATCACCACCTATTATGAACTGGGCAAGAAGCAGTAAACGGAGGCATTAAAATGATCAATCTAAAATGTAATCTTCGCAATCCCTGGTGGAAAGATGAATTTCTTCCCCAAGTATCCCATTGGGGTGTCGCACCCTGGCCCAACATGTGCTGGGAACTGGAAGTCCACAAAACTTCTGACATTATTGATCTGGATCTGGCAATCACCTGGCGACAAAGTCACGCCGGAGTTTATCTTAGTCTGGGCCTGCTGGGACATGCAGTGAGTTTTTCTGTGTATGATTGCAGACACTGGGACTCAGATCTGGGAACCTGGCAGGAGTTCTGAACGATGAACGAACGATTGGCTCAACTTAAAACCGCTGCCGAAAATGTCACTGTTCGTAGCCCCGAACAGTTTGCTGAAGTATTTGGCAGGCTCATGCTGAATGATCTGGTTAAGACTCTGGAAGATATTGAGAACAACGAATTTGGTGAAGTTAAATGGAACATGGACACTCATCTGGGCTGGCAAATAGCTCTGACAGAAGTCAAAACCAAATTGCAGAAATACTTCAAATAACTTCACGATGAGCACTGCCGAACAGACCAAATATCCCTATTCCGTACCCACTGCATATTCATTATCAGTAGACGCCTATGTCTGGCTCAAGAACAATGGTATCGAACACCGGATTGAATATCAGATTGACCCCGCCACCGAAGTAGATGAAGTTCTGCATTCAGTTGTGCATTTCGCCAGACAGCAGGATGCCACCTGGTTTGCGTTGAAATGGTCATGAACACCGACATACTGGCCGATTGGAAAAACTCCAGATTTGTGTTGGCGGACCCTGCATTGGGCGACGCTGAATTTACCATGGTTCTGACTGACCTGGAATTCTGGATTGGCAACTATGAAGAGTTAACCAACTGGTGTCTGGCACATGGCGGCGACGTTCATGGCATGACCGTGGACTTTGCTGACGAAAAAACTTTGAGTTTGTTTGTATTGAGGTGGTCATGAATTTTTTTCACGAAGAACGTCTGGGCAAATTGTTGATTAGTGCCACAATTCTGTTGCTGTCTGGTCACGTGATCTGGGCGCTGGTCAGATACCTGATTGAGTGTGAGTGCTGAGAGTAAATAACAAATGTTAAAAAACGGCCAACCCAATCCCCTAAATGTGCACAATCTCAGACAGTTGGATTGGTGCCCACCACATTTTACCAGCGTGATCATTGACAACACCATTCCACAAAAAACCCTGAGTGACTGGTTATACGAAAATTTATCTGGCAGATTCTATCTGGGCCCCATTGATGTAGATGCCACTGGAGAAAATGCAAAAAAATTTGCTGTCCGAAAAACTCAGATTGCATTTGAAATTCCCAACGAGGCCAGTTATTTCGGTCTGTTTTTGCCCAATCTATTAAAAAACTGACATTTAATTAAAAATTTTTCAACCATTATAATAGTTGTTAAATAAATTTATACGTCACAATTTATCAAGGAGACTTACGATGACTATCGAATCTAATGAAGTTGGCAACAGCCCAGAAGTTCAAACAACCGATACCCCACCACAAAATCTGAATCAGGCATTGACTCTGAATGACCTGATCCTGATGGGCAACATTATTCAAGTGACCACCCAACGCGGTGCATTCAAGGCTGAAGAAATGGCCACCATTGGTGAACTATACAACAAGCTGGTCAAATTCCTGGAAGGCGCTGGCGCTGTGACCAGAACAGAAGCTGCACCAGAACCAGAGACCGAAGCAACTGCTGAACAAGCACCAGCCGAAGAAGTGGTCGCTGAAGCAGCACCCACCGACACCGAGAACTAAAATGATCAAACATATCGGAAGGCACGGTGAAAGAAAGATCGTGGTGGTCTTCAACACAGTGCCCAGTGAAGATCACATGGCATTGGTGGCCTATAGTGATAGTCTGCCATCCATGATGCACGACGAAGTCATGAAGGTCCTGGAAAGCCCTGCTGGTCAGACTGCCAAGGACCTGGCCGAAGCTCTGCACAGAAACATCATGCCAGACGGCACCAATACTCTGACTGGCCTGCACACTGGTGGGTATCTGAAAAAGGTGCAGACCAAGCAGATCATCCTGACTCCCAATGCCAAGACCACGGTGAGACTGGATGAATTAAATAAGATTCTGGCTGAGATGGCACAGGGTCAAGAGGCGGTCAAACGCATGGCTGATATTGACGCCGGGCGCGGGTTTGCTGATCCCTCCAAGAACTCTGCCAGTACCACCAGCAGAGACGTGGGCGATCCTGTGATCGCTGAGAAGCCTGCTGCAGCAACCACATCTGGAGTATTGACAGACGCTGACTTGGCTAAAATCAATCTGGATCAGGCCCGGCAACTGGAAGCACAAGCCAAATCATTGCGAGCTGAAGCTCAGAGACTCAGAGCAGAAGCCCAGCAATTTATGCCAGCCAAACCAGCACCCGCAGTTAAGAAAACTGTGACTAAGAAGGCACCGGCAGCAGCCACAAAGAAAGTGTCCAATGTCAGAGCAACCAAAAAAACCACGGCGTAAAAAGGCAAAAAAACTCGTCTTAAACAAAAGAAAGAGTTGGCAAGAAATTGTTAATAGCGTTGAAAAGAATGAAATTCCCGTCAGCATACTTCAACAGATTTCAGTTGAATTAGTTGACGGGACTGAAGTTACCATCAATGTCAAAGAACTTATCCTGGAAGGTTACGATCCTCACGATATCCAAAATTTGCTGGATGAAAAATTTACTCAACTGGACGAATACATTCAGAATGTGGATTTTTTCGTGGATATCGATGCTGTGGTGGACACCGTTCAACCCGAGACTGACCGAGTATTAAAGAATCTATGATCGCAGCAATTTTAGCAGCCACACCCACAGGTGGTATTGGTTTCAATGGTACCTTGCCCTGGCCCAAAAACTCTGAAGATCTGAAATGGTTCAAACACCACACTGAAAATCAGATTGTCATCATGGGCCGCAATACCTGGGAAGATCCTGCAATGCCAAAACCCTTGCCCAACAGAATCAATTATTTGGTCAGTTCTGTCCTGCCAGAGACCAAATATCGTGGGTTAATCAAATGGATTCCTGGAAATCCTGTGGAAAATATTCTGAAAATAAGTCAGGAGCATCCTGACAAAACAGTGTTCATAATTGGTGGCCAACAATTGTTTGAGTCATGTGAGCCCATCATTGAACGAATCTATTTTACCAGAATCAAAAACAACTATCGAACTGACGTCAGGCTTAATTTATCTAATTGGATGTCTGAATTTCAATGCAGATCAGTCCGACCTGCCACTGATTGCACCTACGAAGTCTGGGAAAGAATCAAGCCCAACTCCCAGACATCAGACTGAAAATCCTGTATAATTATTAAATGAAAACTTATCTGGACGCGCTCCAACATGTGCTAACACACGGGGAAGCACGAGATGACCGCACTGGTGTTGGCACCATTGGTACATTTGGTCTACAAATGCGTTACGACCTCCGACAGGGGTTTCCAGCAGTAACTACCAAAAAATTGGCTTTCCGAAGCTGTGCGGCTGAGTTGCTGTGGTTTCTGGAAGGCAGCAATGATGAGCGTCGACTGGCAGAGATCACCCACGGCACCAGAGAAGGTGTCGCCACCATCTGGACTCCCAACTCCCTGGCGCCTTACTGGCGACCCCGAGCCAAATTCACCGGAGACGTGGGACGCATCTACGGTGTGCAGTGGAGAGATTTTGGTGGTGTGGATCAAATTGCAGAATTGATTCAGGGCATCAAACAGGATCCTCTGAGCCGCAGGCACATATTGACAGCCTGGAATCCCCCCGAGATTGACGACATGGCCCTGCCTCCCTGCCATGTCATGGCCCAGTTCTATGTCACTCGAGACTGGAGACTCAGTTGTCAATTATATCAGCGCAGTTCTGACATGTTCTTGGGCGCTCCATTTAATATTGCCAGTTACAGTCTGTTGACTCATATGATTGCACAGGTGTGTGATCTGGGAGTGGGAGAGTTCATACACTGCATAGGCGATGCGCACATTTATACCAACCACCTGAATCAGGTTCAGGAGCAACTGTCCAGATCTCCCCTACCACTACCCAAATTGTATCTGAACCCTGGCATCAATGACATATTCCAATTTACACTAGAAGACATCAGTCTGGAGAACTATGAACACCATGGACCAATTGTCGCAGCAATGGCAGTCTAACGAAACCCATCACAGACGTCGTGTGATATTCTACACTGCCAAACTGCATTTTGAAGAAACCCTGAAGATGAACACCAATCAATTATTCTGGGAAGCAGCTAGACATTTTAAAGACACCAGAGAATATGCCTGGGTGGAAGACAATGCGGTGGCCTTGCAATGGGCCGAAGACAGCAATGTGCTGGCCTGGCACAAGCAGGTGGTGTTTTACGGTGATCTTACAGAAAGACAATACATTGACTATGCTCTGAGATTTCTGTAATATATACTATTATGAAAAAATATACTGTGGAACTCATTGAAGATGGCGAAGATCTGGTGTTGCCATTACCAGAAGAAATTATGACAGAACTGGGTTGGAACATGGATGATGTTCTTATCTGGACTGACAATAAAAATGGCACCTGGTCGCTGACTAAAAAGGCAGAAGAATGAAAGTTTACTTGAGCAAATATCGCGATCACTGGATTAGCCCCTACACCATCTGTGAACATGTTTGCTGGTGGCGTGAAATCGACTATGATGAGCCCTGGGTAAAAACTGCAAACAGAATTCTGGAGCCTGTGTGTGAAGTTCTACGAAAGATTCTGGACTGGGCACACCCTGAGATTCGCTATGTAAAAATTGATCGCTGGGACACCTGGAACATGGACAGCGCACTGACTCCCATTATCCTGCCCATGCTCAAGCAACTGCAATCAACCAAGCAGGGATCACCCTGGGTGGCAGATGAAGACGTGCCAGAACATCTGCGTTCAAGTGCAGCACCTCCCAAAGCCGACGAATGGGACACTGACGAACTGTGGCATGATCGCTGGACCTGGGTGCTGGAGCAGATGATCTGGAGTTTTGAACAACTCAACTCAGATTGGGAAGCACAGTTTCATTCTGGTGAACACGACTTCTATTGGGAAAAGACTGGAGAAACTTCATTTAATTCCATTACCAATAAAATGGAAGGCATTAGTGAAATGAAACATGGTCCCAATCATACTGCCCGATTTGATGCAGAAGGTTATCGCACCCACAGTGATCGAATTGATCTGGGCCTGCGTTTATTCGGTAAATATTTCCGAGCATTGTGGAACTAATGAAAATTCTTGTGCATACTGTTAACATAGGTGATGTTGAAGATCCTGAAATTTACGCTGCGGAACCCCTGTATAACTGGGAACACACAGAGCAAGGACAATGGTTGCAGGCAAACAGTTATCAAGAGATGTGTTATACAATAAAAGATGATCCCAGAATCTGGGGGCATCGGGTCTATGTCTGGGCGTGGTTAAAAAATCAAGAATTGACTTATTATACATTACGATGGGGCGATACCCTATCGCATAATACAACAGGGTAAAGACCATGAGTAAACTTACAGATTTAATGAAGTCAGCATTGGATAAAAAACAATCAAGTGATCACGGCACAACTAAGGTAAACAAAAACACCAAGGGAAAGGTCTCCGGCAGCCAGGTCAGCATCAACAAACCAGCAAAGAAATCTGCAGGTCGAGGTCGATGAAGTTTCTGGTGACCGGTGGAGCCGGTTTCATTGGTCACAATGTTGTCCGGATACTGGAATCTCAACAACACCAATGCGTGATTGTTGACAATCAGACCGACTACGGCATATTAAATGCTCGGGAATTGGCATACTTGTCTGAACATCGACTGAGCCAGGTCGCTGCCAGACACTGTAATGTAGATATCCGAGACTGTGTGGCTATTCAGCATCTGATGGCAGATTTTAAACCAGATGTTGTCATACACCTGGCCAGTTTTCCCAGACAGAAAGCTGCAGAAAAAAATCCTCGAATAGCCAGTGAGGTCATGATCGCTGGGCTAACCAATCTGTTGGAAAGTGCCCGACACCACAACGTAAAAAAGTTTGTGTATATCAGTAGTTCCATGGTCTACGGTGACTTTGCTTCAGGAACCCATGAACTGGCGCTTTGTCAGCCTCAGGGCAGTTACGGTATATTGAAACTCGCAGGCGAGTGGCTGGTACAGGATTACCATCGCCTGGGTTTTTTCGACCACACCATTGTCAGACCCAGTGCAGTTTATGGAGAATGGGACGTGGAAGATCGAGTCATAAGTAAGTTTATAACTCGTGCGCTGCGTGGTGAGCCCATCACAGTTCACGGGGCCAGTGAAGTCCTGGATTTTACTCATGTGTCTGACACCGCACAGGGCATAACACTGGCAGCCACCAGTGATCGGAGTAGTGGTAAAATCTATAACATCACCAGATCAGCTGATCAGGAATCCACATTGCTTGATGCAGCAAAATTGATTGTAGACATCGCAGGTCAGGGTGAAATTGTAGTGGCAGATCGTGATGCCAGGTTCCCACGTCGAGGACATCTGGATATCACCCAGGCCCGAGCTGATCTAGGGTACGATCCCAAAGTTGATATTACAGAAGGTTTTACCAGATATTATGAGTGGTATAAAGAAAATCCCCTTCTTTGGTCTTGACAGACAATACGCACTGCTGCGTGACGAAATATTAGCCGTCACCGATGAAGTCTATCGAACCGGACAAGTTCTGGATGGTGAATACACACGAAAATTTGAACAAGCCATGGCCATCAGAACCCAGCGACAGTTTGCAGTGGCTGTCAATAGTTGCACGCAGGCACTGATATTTGCTCTGAGATCAGTGGATCAAATCAGATCTGACCGCATACTGATCCCCACACAGAGTTTTGTAGCCACACTGAATTCAGTCATGGAAGCAGGACTAGAGCCGGTGTTCTGCGACGTCAACCCCATAACTGGGTTGATTGACCTCAGTCGAATCATGGTCAACTATAATGAAATCAATGCCATCATGTATGTGAACTTGTTTGGCAACATTGTGGACTACGATAAACTCCGGACCTATCAGGAGATTTTTGCTGACAACGGTGTTCATATAATTGAAGATGCCGCACAGAGTTTGGGTGCCAGTTATTCGGGAATACCCAGTGGTAAACTGGGCGATGTCAGTTGTCTGAGTTTTGATCCCACAAAAAATTTGCCAGCCTATGGCAGTGGTGGCATGGTACTGACTGACGATGTTGGCGTATTTGAAAACTGCCTGAGTCTCCGAGACAATGGCAAATATCATGATCACACTGTGTCAGGTACCAACAGTAAAATCAGCGAGGCCGACGCCGCTCAGCTGCTGGTTAAATTGCAATATTTTGATGGCTGGCAGGCCCGACGCAGGGAAATTGCTGAGTATTATTCAGATCAACTCACAGGATATGTGACTGTGCCGCCCATAGATGCCAGAGTTGAGCCAGCCTGGCACAAATTTGTCATACATTCCGCACATCGTACCAGAATCAGAAAGTCTCTGGAAAATGCTGGTATCGAGACCAGGGTTCACTACAGTCGACCACTCAATCTCAACAGTATTGGATTTGCCTATGATCGGGGACTGTTGGCCACAGAAGGTGCTGAAGAATTTGGACGCACCTGTCTGAGCCTGCCCATCTACCCTGAGCTCACTGATGTGGAAGTGGAGACAGTGGTGGATCAGGTCAGACTGAGTGTTGACTCAGCCAGAAATTCCTGAGCCAGGCCCACTCAAAAGTCTTGAGTAGTTGCTGGTAGTCGCCGGCCACGGTGTCATAATACTTGACCGCATCTGCTGCACCCTGCAAGCTCCATTCAGCGTGCTGGCCCTGGGCTTCTGACAACCAGAGGTTCAGTCTATAGCGACTTTCGATGCTGTCGGTTTTCTCCACGTGATCCCGGAGTTTAACAACTTCTCTGAATGCAGTGCGCCAGGTCAGCTCGGGAGTGGTGTTGTAATGTGCCACTGCACTCAACACCGGCACCACTGCATGAGGTTTACTCAGAGTAAAGTCCAGGCCCGGTGCATCTGTCTCCAACACCAGTTGTCGATTGTAGGCAATGATGCCCATGTGACCGTATTCCAGACCATTGACTGGGTTGCGACTGTGGAAGATATAGTGCTTGGCTTCCTGTAACCGGTCGGGTTGCCAACTCCAGTCAAAGTCATCGACCACTTCTAATTTGGCAAACACTGTGAAGAACCAGGCAGTGTCGCTGAGTTCAGCTGCGGCTCGATAGGCATTGGCACGCCCATCGACGTTCTGAACACGTTTGATGGGTCTACCCGCAGTGTTACACAAATGCTCATACCAGCGTTCTGCGTCGGGTTCACCATTGCTGATGTAGATGATATCCAGATCGGGTTCTTTTATGGTCCGTTGCTTGTCGATATAGGGATAATCATAGGCTTGTGTATTAATATGAATTTTCACGTCTCTGGGAGCCAAAATCACGCTGTTTCCACGCGAAAAAGTGTGAATTTTACGGTCTTTGGCATACCAAATTGCAGGTTCGTATACTAGTGCATGATCTTGAACGAACTCATGATTGGGCACGAACCAGGTGTAGGGATGTTCAAAATTATGCAGTTTGAGCACATCAACTGCTGAGTCAGTGGTATAGCGAACCACCGGTATGGGTAATCTGGGAACTGTCTGTTCTGAACAGTAGTTCACCGTGTCAAACCAGTCCAGCAACTCCAGTTGTTCCATTTGTTTGCGAAAACTCGGCACGTGTATATAAAATGTGTCTCCACGAATTTGTTTACCACTGGGGAATACGTGCATCATTTCACGTTGCCAGGGTTCAGGTTGCCAACTGAAATCAAATCTGGTATAGTCGCACAGGCTGCTGATGACCCAGACATACTCAGTGGTCACAGTGGCCATGATACGACGCAGAGTTTCCAGATAACTGTCAACAAATCTGGTGCTCCGGATGTCGGGGTATTTCTGACTGAGTTGTTGATACTGATCAGTGGCGTTGCCGTGACTGACCCAATAGATGTCATGCAGGTCATCGGGTATCATGACTGGCTGATCTCGGACAAAATTCAGATTGGGAAATTGTTCAATGCTTTGAGCCCACTGAGTATGTCGTTCGAATTCGTAGCGATTGATTAAGAAAGTGTCTGACCATTTCTGCCATTGTGACCCAAACACATGAGTCATATAACTTTGCCAGGGCTGGGCATGCCAGGTGAAATCGAAATCGTCGTAGACGTTTTCGCTGCTGATGACCCAGAATTTACTGGTTTCGCTCCTGGTCAGACAACGTCGAATAGTGTCCATGATGCTGTTGGCATATCTGACCCTGTGTATGCCAGGATAACGCTCTTGTAGGCGCTCATAGCGCGTCTTGGAACTGGCATTGTTTTTATCAATAAAAAATATATCCAAAACTTCCAACACTGGCTTATCGTGTTGTTGGGGCGTGGGAACGGGACCTGCAAATTTAATTTCAGTTGCACCCGGCACTGTGTAGGTGAGCCCAACAGTCTGCTGGAATTCAGTACCAAAGTGATAGATGTAGGGAGGGTCTTGAGGATGGGGGACCCAACTGAAATCTACCTGATTGGCATTGACTTCTTCTGGTACTGACCAATGCGTTGGATCTGGTAATGTTTTGGCCACCAAAACATCCAGATATTTTTCCTGTGTTGCGCCGGGTGTGTGATATTCGGGGCCACCCACTGCATTCCATACAGTGGGAAATTTATAAACGTAGGGCTCTTCTGCAGGATGTGGTGCCCAGCTGAAATCAAAACTGGTTCGATCAACATTTGCTGGCACCACCCAGTTATCCATGCTGCTCAGTGTTTTAGCCTGAAAGTCTTCCAGAAACTTAATATCAGTGGCACCAGGCACACGATATTCGGGACCACCAATTCGGTCCCATCCCCATTTGACTGGAAATTGATAGATCAATGGTGGATCTGTGGGATCGGGACACCAGGAGTAATCAATGCTGTCAGGGTCAATATTATCAGGAATGTACCAATAATCTTTATTGCCCTGTGTCTCTGCAATTATGATATCAATATATTTGTGTTCAGTCGCGCCCGGCACTCGAAATTCCACACCACCGACATTTTGCCAACCCCATTTTACTGGAAAATGATAGACATATGGTGGATCCAAGGGATTGGGATGCCAAGAACAAGCCACGCTGGCACTATCGATATGGTCAGGCATGTACCAGTTTTCTAATGATTCCTGTCTTGATACAATTGCATCATCTCTGAAATGCCAATTCCGGGTTTTTACCGTGTGTTTATTGGCAAGATAGGTGCCACCACATGTCTGCCACTGACTGGGCCAGACGTGAACAAACTCACTTTGCCAGGGTACCGGGCGTTGATCAAAATCAAATTCACCGTAATCGTTGTTGCCATCAATAAACCAAAAGAATTTGGTCCGACTGAGCGCAGCAGCAGCGTCTAAATCTCGAGCCGGTTGCTCAAATGGAAAAAGTCCGGGTTTGGGTCCTTGATAAAATACATCAAACATGGATTTTTTCTACTTTAATCCCGCAGCGTTTTAGAAATTCAATGCCAGACGAGCATCGATAATCCACTGTATAGTAGACTGCAACGACGCCACTCTGATAAATTAATTTGGCACAGTCAATACAGGGACTATGAGTGATAAACATGCTGGCGCCAGCACCGCTTTCGCTGGAACGAGCTAATTTTGAAACTGCATTTGATTCAGCGTGGAGTACTTCGGGTCTGGTTTTTAACCGCCTGAGATAACTGCCACCATCCTCGTCTTCGTGCCACTCCCAACCCTCTTCTAGAAATTTGTAAACCTGACTTGGGTCGTCCCATTCTATTTTTTTCTCCCAGAATTCGCAATTGTTGTCCCAACCGGCCGGCATGCCATTGTAGCCGATGCTGATAATTCTGTCATCTTTGACTACTAATGCGCCAACTTTAAGCCTTCTGGCTGTACTACATTCAGCATAGATATGCGCAGCTCGCATATGTGCCTGTATGTGTTTATTCTTCATCCGTGACTTCCATCCAGGTATAATCACCCAACCATTTGATCTGACAGATATAGTTGTATTCCTCTGGGGCACCGCAACTCCAGCCGGTGGGCCCCTGGTGACACAATCTAGTATACTGTTTTTTTGTATCATACACAAGCCAGTATTTCTGCCCGTGGTAGGTCCGAAATTCATAATGAGCCTGATGAACCATGTCGGTGATATCCAGACGACGTTTAAGATCAGCTGCTTGTTTTTGTAACACTGATACCAAATCCATGATGCGGTTGTACTCCTGCATGCCATGCATTCTGGCAGCATTGACCATGACATCTTTCTGTTTGGTCACAGGAACTAAATCAAATGCAGGCCCGCCCACATCGGTAGGGTATGGTGTAATATTTCTGTTGAAAAATTCCACCAGAGAGTTACCTACGTTGGCATCATAACTTTCTCTGCCCTTGGCACGATTGGATTTTTTAGACATTAGGAACCGTCAGCGGAAATAAGCTGTTCTGCAATATATTCGGCCCAAAATTCTGAATTTTGCACAGATACCTGAATATTAAACTGACTGGGAGACTCAAACAGCTGATTGGTATCAGCAAATCTACTCTCTGTTATAGTATCCATCCAGATCACATAGTCAGCCGCAAATTCATCACGCAACTGCTGTGTGGGTGCTACAAAATCACATATAACGAATTCTGATTCAGAAGTATCAGCCAGACTTTTCATGCGGGCTGCCTGCCTGAGACGACCAGCGTCAGTAAAGTCCCAATCGTCTGCCTGCTGTCTGATCTGATCAGCATTATACCAGTCTGCAGTTCGACCCAATTCAACAAATTTATTTTGTAATGCTTGTGCCAGGGTAGTCTTGCCACTGCCCGGCAATCCCATGATCAATATTTTCATGACATAACCTTTACATTATACAACTGCTCAAACCTGTCGGCATCTGCACGGTCATCCACCATGGGCTCACCTCGTATGTTCAGACTGGTATTCAATAACATGGGACAACCAGTCTGCGCATACCAGGATTCCAACAGTTGTCTGATGCCGCTGCCACAATTTTCAGACACTGTCTGCACTCGACTGGTACCATCCACATGTATTATAGCAGGAAATTGCTCAGGATGCCGACATTTGGCTATTACCTGCATGTATGGGCTAGTGGCAAAACCCATTGGCATTTCAAAATAGTCGTTGGCGTGCTCTTGTAAAATCACCGGGGCAAATGGTCTGAACTTCTGCCGACGTTTGATTTCGTTAACTCTGTCTTTGATTTCAGAACCACGCGGGTCTGCCAACAGACTTCGATTACCCAGAGCTCTGGGCCCAAATTCTGCTCGACCACTAGCCACGCCCACAATCTGACGGGTCAATAGCTCATTTATCAGACCATCAACAGGGTATGGACCAGGAATTTCTGTGCCCAGATAGGGATGTTGCCAGTTGATTCGTCCGCCGTACGCCAATGCTGCTGCACCCAGACTGCTGCCGCAATCACCAGGGTTGGGCATGATCCAGATGTTGTCGAAATATTGACCTAACCCTGCGTTTGCTGAACAGTTCAGAGCAACCCCGCCCATGTAAACCAGATTTGTGCTCCATTTGAAGTCCCTGGCTCGAGACATCACACTGGCCAGACAAGTTTCCAGAGTCTGCTGGGCACTGGCTGCAATATCAAAGTCACTCATGTCTGGTCGATAATCATCAGCACCAGTATGAAGATTCCGTCGAAATTCCAACGTGTCCGAATTCTGAACGAAATCCGCTAGCATGCTGGGATCAGCAGTTCCATAGGCCGCCATGCCCATGAGAATGTATTCTTCGTCCAATGGCTTTAATCCTGCACGTTGAGTCATGGCCGAATAGAACAGCCCCAGACTGTGTGGATATTTCTGACCCCAGAGTTTGTTATATCGGGCTTGACCATCGACGTATTCTGCAGCCCAGATGGTTATGGTATCCCATTCACCAATGGCATCAATCACCACCACTGTGGCCCGATCGAATGGGCTGGTCTGAAATCCCGCAGCAGCGTGACTCAAATGATGCTGATAAGTCCTGACAGGGACTGAGATTTTGAATCCCAACTGGTCTGTTATGATTTTTTTGGTACTTAGTTTGCCCCATTCGATGCCTTGCCCGCTGTATAGTTGTCGCAGTTGTTTCAGCCAGGGATTTTCATAGTAGGCAATTGTGCCTATGGGCCCATGTGCCAACGCAGCCTCTGCTATGTCCTGACAGAGGTCGGCATCGTTTTTTTGTTTGCTGTATCTTTCACTGTGTGCTGCAAATAGTATGTCACCGGTGCTGCCATCAACTACTGCAGCACCTGCATCATGAAATCCAGCCGAGATTCCTAATATGTTCATATACCTTATCAGCCACTAACTCATGGCCCTTGTCTAAGAAATGCCCATTTGGCCCTTTGGGACACTTGGCAGCATCAGTCCATTCCACCATGCCACTGTGATCAAACCCAATAAAACAGTCTTTATCAATTTCTTCAAAATATTTTTGCCAGAAAAACGTTGGACGTCGTCGATAATATTCATTTTCCAGCACATTCATCATAATGTATTTTATGTTTTTGTATTTTAAAAAATTCTGCAGCAGAATAACCTGCTCCAGATATCTGACATGATAATACTGTCGGTTGTGATACTGATTAAAATATTTCACCAGGCCCTGGCGCCAGACTGATCCGTCCTGTTGAAATAAATTTCCGCTGTACCCGGGCCAGACACTATAATGTCCAACGTCATCCGCAAACTCCTGTCGACCCAACATGCTCCAGCCAATGACTACCAAGTCAATTTGATCAGACCGAGTTAGGAGGTATTCCAGAAGCCTACGAATTATGCTATCATTGCTGCTGGCCGGTTCACCAAGATTTATTACTGCATAGCCGAGCTTTTCGCCCAGTCGATTGGGCCAGGACTTATTTAAATCAGGTAGTTCTTCCCCGTAGGTAAAACTATCACCAATGGCCAATAATTTCATTTGTAAATAAATGGATCTCGTTTACGAAGTTCTTTTAGTCTTTTTCTGTAACGAATTTCCAACATAACACGATCATAAATTTTTCGTAACCAATTCATTGAATTTCTCCTGGATTAATTTGACGGCATCTGCATGTGCTGCCTCAAGCGGGTGTGTGGTGCCCATGGGGTATTTATTTTCTGTCGCCCAGTGGAAAAATCCTTTGGGTTCCTGAGTCAGACTAACCGACGTTGCTGGAAAGAAAAACCAACGATCCCAGTCAATCAGTTGATATAAATCAGATAGCCAGGAATCCTGAGTCCTAATATAATTTTCATGTTGATAAAATGTATTACCGGCTGTCAGGAAAATGTAGGGAATCCCATTCAGTTTTAGATAGTCCTGCATGAAAATAAATTCCCTAAAACTGGAATACATTTCATAATATTCACTGTCGCCCACATGCTTGTAAAATACTGATGCGAAATCCGCAACCCCAGTGCTTCTGGCAGTTAATATATTTTCCAACTGCTGATATTCGATACCTGAATTGGGAGTAAAATAACTATCAGAAATTTTCTTTAAGTCTGATTCAATGGTCCAGGGGTTTATGCTATACCAGGGACTATTTCGTTGACGTGTCTGATAATTAAATCTAAATTCGTATCTGGAAACAAAACTCCACATTATTAATACAGCGAATTTCTTTCCCTGCTGTTGTAGTTCCTGACATTTCCTCAGAGTCATTCTGGAAATGGCCGAATTGGCATTGCCTGGAAAGGCAGTTGATACATAATCCAGCCCAGCCAGTCTGGCCAGTTGGGCAGGGAACGTCTGCCCACTGGGAGATTGATCGTTTTGATCAGATAACTCTGACCCAAAGATCAGACTATCACCCCCGGCTACTAAAATCATATCCTGCCTTCATTGAATCAATCTGTTGCTGTTGATAATCATCATCTGACCAGCAATAGTCAAATTTACCATATGTTCCAATGACTTCTATTTGATAGATATCCAGATATTTTCCCAATATTTTTCTAATTTCTATTGGATTGTCGGTACCAAAGCTTCTGATCAAATCAACCCGCCCAATGGGCAAATACCCCAGACTTAAATTAACGTCCGCAGGATCTCGATTATTATCCCTCAGCCATTGGCGGAACTGATCCTGTTCCTGATCATGCCATTTAAGACCTTGCCCATAGATGACATCATTGCCCCATTCAACATCAAACTCGCCACTATAGTATTTGAGCTCAGTGATGGCCTCACAAATTGTGTCAGTCAGACTGGGGGCATGCTCGTCACGAAAGACTTCAAACAGAGTTTTTCCAATCTGTGTCCAATGCATATACACTCTGCCAAATTCTCGATCATATCCATTGGTCAAAAATAACTGTCTATGCTCGGATTTCAGATCGTATCGTTGAGCTTGCAAAAATGTAGTGATTTGACTGGGCCGAACCCATTCTGGCAACATTACAGCTTTTCTCTGACTTAGAATTAAAGTCTCTAATTCATGACAAAGATTATTGAGCTGACGTATGGCATACTTGGTATTATAGTCAGCCAACTTATAATACTCACTAAGATTCCAAACTGTTCCTTGTAATGTCTCAAAATGATTGTGTAATTGATTCATTACACCATGTTTGACTCTTAACCCTAGCGCACGCCATTGGCCATCACCAATGGGATATTCATTCCCAAATCTTACCACATCTGGGCAAAACCATTCCTCAATTACATAGGACTCCAATCCGGCTGCTTGCCAGATTCCTGTCGCATTAAAATTGTTGATTTGAATAATGGTCTTGTTGAGTTCTTTGCAAAGATATTCTAAATTTCTGGCAGTGTTGGGAAATCCCATGAAGCAAAAATTTTTTTCCAATGGTCTACCAGACCGCAATAATTCTTTAAGTGCAACGACCCAATCCCGAGCCAGTTGGTGATTGTCTGGTGTAATCCAGTAATCCCAGGTTTGTGACTTGTTGACGGGATTTCTTAAAGTGACTTTAACTGTCAATGGATTCGTACCACTCATGAATTTCGGGCCTTGTACTCAAAATGTCTGCTAATGTATATGTATCCTTGCGAATGGTTTCCAATTTTAAAATTCTAGCCTTGCCTTTACGTAGACCCGCCTCAAACTCATTGGGCCATTGCTCGGCAAATGTGGGTCGAGTTTTGAGTTGAATTAGTACATCCCGTAATGCTCCCTGGGTCTCGAGCAGTAATTCATCTATCCAAGTATGCAAGATATCTCGAGGCAGAGACAGAGGTGAAAGCAGGATATCTGGACCAAAGCTAAACACCACTTTGGCCAGGATATCCACACCCAGTTCATCAGCCAACTTTTGAATATTCGCTATTTCAAACATACCCGGCAGGGTAAGTGTGAAATCAATTCTCATCTGACGACGATGCGTAGCGACTCGAACACCAGCCTTAAAGTTTTCAAGCCACGTTGCATAATCGAGACCTGTTCGTATATACTCTCCAACTCGGCCCGTACCATCGATGCTTGCACATATTTGCCAGTCGCGTAGCCCAGCCAAAATATCATTATAGAGATTGATGCCGCGATAATTGATGCGACTAAGGTTTGTGTTGTATCTAGCGTAAACATTTTTACCATCTCCCAGTTCAACAATGCGCCGCATATAGCGCCAGTGCTGTTCGTACATCAGAGGCTCACCGCCTACCCAATATACCTCCTCAACTTGATGGTTCTCAACTGCTTGAGCGAACTCTTGTTCAATCTGTGTTTCTTGAAACTGTTCGATTTGCTTTTTTATTTCTGGTCGTTGCCAATTGTTTTTTGGATCTAACCAGTTGACCATGTCATGCTGCCGTTGTTCGGTTTCCCAGGCACTGCTCAACATGTCGCCGCACGTACGGCATTTGAAGTTGCAGAGATTACTGAAACGATAATCCCAGCTGACAGGTTGCATGGTGGTATACCCCGATTCATCTGTGGTTTCCCATATGCTATTGTACTTATGTCCGAACAACTGATTAAAATAGCTGCGGTATACGTCGGTATTTAGTAGCTTATTATTGCAGACTTCACACTCAGGCAATGTTTCTCCGGCCATCATGCGACGTCGGACCGATCTCATATGCTCTGAATTCCAGTGTTGTTCCAGAGTCAAGGGAATATACTGACCAGTGCCGGCTTGGGTATCAATATACTGTTGAAAATTTTGTGCTGGTTCACGTGACGCGCAGCACATGCGCCGTTCTGTCTGCGGACTCAGATAGGTGTGCGTCCAGGGGGCCATGCATAGAGTTTCGGGTTTATCTTTGGGAATTGTCATTTTTACTTCAAAAGTCCACGTGCGGCCAATTTGGAAAGACCTGATGGAATGTCAATTTACTTGCTGAATCTTCTAATTTCATTGCCTCCAAAAACTTCTGAGACAAAATGTTATCTGTATTGCTTGTCGCAATCATGGTTTCGATTTCTTTCCTCAACGGATGGTCAACTGCATGTTGTTCCCAATGAGTTTTCTGTGATTGGGTCAAAGTATCTAGTGAAAGATAGGGAATATTTCTTACTGGGGAGAATATAAATCTTATGTCTTTATCTTCAGGCAATTCTTTTATCCATTCAATAAACTCATTGAAACCCCATACACTAACGCATGAGACCACATAGTTAATTACAATATATCTACTAATAGTGATCCATTTTTTTGAAATGTCGGACACTTGTTTCCATTGTAGTGGCCTTCTCTGATATTCAAACCATTTTCCTGCTCCATCGATGCTCAAAGTAACCATTATCTGTTTAAATTGTTGCATTATATCAATTAACTCATCATCCAGAATGCTGGCATTGGTGTTAAGCCCAATAGTAATTTCACCAGATCTGCCAGATTCAATTAATTGACGCAATATCTTCTTCGTTAATGGCGAATGTGTAGGTTCACCACCTATCAATTTTAACATTCGAAGATTTGGATATTTAGAAAAATCCACTTCATGTTGAAAATGTTCTTGCATGTTTTCAACATAAAAAAATTTATTATACTTTTTTGCCCACATATTTCTACTGCTAGAAGCATATTTGCACATTATACATTGTGCATTGCACGTAGTACCTAATTGTATGTCAATAGATTCAATACTGTCAACCGGTAATCCAACATCGAAAAATTTAGATTCGCTCACAAGATCTAAAAAATCATTTCTGGGACTGTGTAAATTATTTTTTTCTAAATTAAAACAGGTCGAACAGGCCTTTGGTTGTGTGTTCTGCAAGAAATCTGCTTTTACTGTATCAAGACTGTCCTGATGCCCGTAATTAATGAAACAGCATGGAGTTACCTTTCCTGATACCTGATGAAATTCACTGACCCAAGGCGCGGGACATAAGTTGTATAAATTTTCCATTAATACCCCATGGCTCTGGCAATTTCTGGGTGTGTTTCAGCGAAGCTTTGCTCTCTATACTGATCAGCTAATTGCATACGGTTAACAAATTCCCGACCGTCACTGCCCTGACCATTGCGAATGAACTGAACAATGCGCTCAATTTCGGCACGATATCGGGTGTGAAACTTGTGATTGGTCAATCGTTCAATCACCAACTGTTGTGTTGCGGGTGTCATGCGACCAATATTCATATGCCAGGGGTCGTGCAGCATATTAAAATATACATGGTCAAATGTTTGTGTATCAGTCCAGTCACAAATTTCTGGCAGATAATAAACATTCTGCACATTCATAGTAGTACAGAGTTGTGTGGTAATTTTCTTGCTGCGCATGGCCGAAAACTTATCTAAATTTTCCTGCACTTCTGACCAATCAGCACCATAACGTTCCAGCTCGAATCTCTCGCCAACGTTGTCTATGCTGAAAGCAATTTCCACACGATTGAACTTGTTCCATAACTCAGCAGCGTCAGGAAACACAGTGCCATTGGTGTTGTAATGAATATCAATGTGCTGACTGTGCCCGTGTTTGGCAGCATATTCCAACAAATCAAAATGCTGTTGTATCAGGAAAGGCTCTCCACCAGTGAACTCAAAATATCTGATGTTGGGCAACAGACTTTTTAAATTTTCCCAGAAATCAGGACTTTCTCTGGGCCAAGCGCCCTGCTGCAAAAACTTATAAGCCAGATGATCTTTTCTGTTCACAAGACCTGGCACATAATCAATCTCTTCCTGAACCCATTTGCTGCTGCTCCAACTGCCGCAAATTCGGCATTTGAGATTGCAAATATTGCCCAATTTAAGATCAATAAACCACAGTTGATCAGGTCTGGTGTTGGACCAATCCACCTGATCGTAATACTCTTTGAGTCTGACACGGCTGTTCATTCGCTTGCTGGTGCGGCCGGCTGCTTCCTCTTCCCAGCAACGACTACAAGTTTTGGGTCTTTGCCCCAGCAAAAATTCTTGTCTGAGATTTTGCATGTACTCGCTCTGATAAATCTCTTCCAGATTATTCTGTTTGAGCAAATACTTTTCACCATTGGGTTTGGTTATTTCATCTTTGGCCAAACAGCAGGGACGAACTGTTCCAACAGGACTAGTTTCAATACTAATCCAGGGCAATATACAAATACTATCAGGTAATGTCATGTGGCAATACACTCAGTTCAGTAAATACTTGCCAGAAATTTTCCTTTCTGACTTGATCCAATTTGGCAGTCTCTGCAACAAATTTATCCCAGTGTTGGCTGTTGTCCTTGGCCATCATAAAGTTGATGGCGCTGGCAAATCCGTTGGTGGCGCGCTCCAGTTTATCCTGTGGGCGCAACCATTCCAGATGTTTGCGATACGCTGGTTCAACAACTTCTCGTTTGAACTGTTCTGGCAATATGTCAATTCTGTACCATTCAGGCCCCTGACAGATGTTGACATTAAAATCCTTGGCCTGGATGAACCCCAACTCAGTCCATTCACGGTGGAAGTCCAGGACATGTAATACATTGGCTGTGCTAACTGTAGCACTGATATAAAAATCCACGTGAGGAACTTCCGTTAACATGCGTTCACGGTTTTCCACCGTTTGCTGCCAATTAGTACCCTTGCGTAGGATTTCTGAACGACTTCCACTAGCATCCAGACTGGCACCAACATTGACAGTCTTGAAATGCTTCCAGTACTCAAACACGTGTTTATTTTTATATCTAAGCTCACTAAAATTGGTATTGTACATGAGCCTGACATCGGTCTTACCCAACTCGATCAATTTTTCCAGTAACAGGTAATGCTCTTTCATAATCAGAGGCTCACCACCAGCAAAATAAACTTGTTCCAAATGCGGAATGTGTGGTTGCATTTGCTCCCAGATGTCCATCTCATGACGACCAGCATACTCTACTGTGGTCATTTCTCTGCCCAACACATCCGGATTTCTATCATAAAGTTTAATGTGATCACTATACCAGTTACTACTGAATATTGGTCCGCAGGTCCTGCAACGGAAATTACAAAGGTTACTGAATCTGACATCCCAGTACCTGATATTGAATTCTGGATGCTCACCATCTTCACGAGTTTGATCTACTTCTGCAATATGATGTCCATAGTTTCTGTTGGCATCATAGCGCATGCTAAAAAATCCACTTTCTTCTTGCTCATAGCATTTATTGCACTGCTTGCTGGGGTGATCATTTAGCATGTTTTTACGCAACTGTTTATAGGCAGACTGGTTCCAAACAGTCACCATGTCGTCTTTGCGTAGATCCCCCAGGGGGTGCCAGTAATCAGCCAGACAGCAGGGGTAAACACGGCCATCAGGATAGGCATGCATGTGAACCCAAGGTAGCATACAGAATGATTTACTTTCTAATAGTAATTCTTTCTGTCGATCAGACAAGGTGTCTAGATCAGAAAAGTATGGTGCTCTGGCCGTGTAACTGTAACCTTTGTTATAAAAGGTTTCGATATCATTTTTTTCAGTGCTCATAGATTATTGTACCAGTCAGATAAATTTGGGAATGTCGTAGTAAAATCTTTGTCACGTCTTTGATCAAATTGAGTGAAAAAACTTTTGAAATCAGCCTGTAACTTTTGCTGTTCTATCAGATCAGTTTGGTTATCATAAGTTGAGTTATCAAAAGAAACTGAATTTAAATTTTCCTTACCTGCAGTCAACTCTTTGTGTGGATCTTTAATATTTTCCAAGTATTTATGAAATCTACGAACTTGATCCACACCATAATCATTGAAAAATTCTTCAATATCTGGTTGGGCCAAAAAAGATTCTATCTCATCCATGTATTTTTTTCTCAACTCATAAGGCAATACCACAATGCTCTGAAATGTTGGAAATCTTACTGGATTAATTGTAACACATAATCGTTCAGGTGGCAACTTTTTCTTTTTTTCCAGCACCCAATGTAGAAATTCACCAAACCCATCAATTGCGGGCACACTGGGGGTAGTACAAATCCCAACTCGACTGATCGATGGGTGAGCCAGTACTCTATCAAAATTTTCTTCCCATTGCTGCCAGGACAGGCCATCACGAACATATTCTGCTTTGCTGCCTATGGATTCAGTACTGGTCCAGACCTCAATGTGCAGGTTGATCTGGTCACACAAGTCAAGAAATCTGGTCAAAGTGTCAGTGTCATAGGCCAGATTTGTGGTCATATGTATACTACAAGAACTCTTGTTGGGGTTGTCACGAAGCCATTCCAACAGTTTCCAGGTATGCCCACTCATCATGGGTTCCCCGCCAGTAATTCTCAAAATTTTCAACGATTTGTGTAAGTCGGTTTCCCACCACTTAAAAAATGCATCGGCATAGGGATTTTCATCACCAAACTTGTAGACTGATACTTCATCTGAAGTCCCCACGTAATGATTCCTAAGATCACTGGGTAAATTCACGTATGGTCCATTTCTACGAACATCACGTGCCCAGGTGCTACTAATGGCTGGACAACAGTAAGCACATGCCAGCTGACAAGTTCTATCAAAAGCCACCTCCAGATAATCCAGATCATAATCTGCATCTGGGTCGCCAGCGAATGCAGCGTCCAATCGCTCAACACTGGACATCTGGCTGAAGATCACTCGATCAGATGTATTATCGGGAGCTGCTTCCTCCATGGCCCAACAAAATTGACAATTCAAGGGCTTCTGTCCCTGCTGCATCATTCTTCGTTGTTGTTTTTTTATCTGGGTATTATGTATTGCACTGGGATTGACTTTGATTTCTTCCAAGTCAATGGCATGCGGAGGATTATGATGGCAACTGGTGGTCCAACCAGCATGAAAATACATTGAAGAATTATACCATTTGGCGCCACAAAAACTGGGACTTTTTGTATCCAATATCTTTAATTTAAAAGTTTTAGGATCCAGATCGCTCATAGTGTTGTGTACCAGTCAGCCAGTTGTGGAAATGTTGTTTTAAAATTCTTGTCACGACGCTGATCATATTGTTGATGAAACTGTTTGAAATCGTTATGTAATGCTGGCAAGTCAAACGCATCACTGTGTGGAGTTTTAACAATATCCAAATAATCAATCAGGCGTTGCACATGATTTTTTTCATGCTCATGAAGCATGACATGATCATTAAATCTATTTAACCAATCCACTAGTCTCTGTCGATGTTTCATACGAATGTCGTCAGGCAGCACCAATGGACTCTGAAAACTGGGAAAACGCAGAATGTTTAATGTAAAGTTGGGATTATTTCGACCCCATTGACTTTTCCACTCCATCAACATGGTTAGAAATTCTGGCAAACTTTCCAGACACAGTGCATTAATTGTACACATGACATGCAGGCCGCGCAGACGGCCGCTGCGCATCAGGAACCACATGTTATCTGTCCACTGCTGCCAAGCCAGCCCATCGCGAATGTATTCTGCATGAGCACCCAGACTTTCATTGCTGGTGTACAGATCAAGTTCAATGCCCTGAGTACTATCCAATAATTCTTCCAGGACCGATTGATCAAAACACAGATTACTGTTGATGGCCAGACGGGTCTTGCTGGCGCCGCGATTATTTTTGTACCATTCCAATAGTCGTTTGGTGTACCCGCTCATGAGTGGCTCACCGCCGGTGATTCTGAGCTCAGTCAGTGTCTGGTGGAGGTCAGTTTCCCACCATTTGAAGAATGCTTCCACATACGGATTAGTTTCACCGAGTTTATAAAGTTGAGCACTATTATGCTCATGAGTGAAATGGTTACGACCATCGCTGACCAGATTGACGTATGCTCCATTTCGGTGAACATCACGTACCCAGCTAGTGCTGAAAGCAGGATTACAATAGCTGCAGGCCAACTGGCAAGTTCTATCAAATGCGATTTCCAAAGTTTTAAGATTAATATCCGAATTCCAATCAGTATTGTATGCAAGATCCAGGTCCTCGTCTTTGTATATGACTGTTTTATATACTCTATCGCTTATGGCATCCACACCCATGTCTTCAATTTTCCAGCAATATTCGCAACCTGCAGGTCGGTCTCCCTGTTGCATCTGATGACGCTCTTGCTTTTTGCGCAGAGTGTTATGCAGAGCTCTGGGGTTGGCCTCTACCTCTTGGACTGAAACTTTGTGTGGTAATGGGTGATGGCAACTAGTGGTCATACCCGACCCCAGCCAGATAGTAGCATTATACCACTTGGCTGCACAAAAACTTTCAGACTTGATGTCGATTACTCGGCGTTTATATTCTAAATCGGTTTCGTTATGTATTTTCGGCATAATATCGGCACTCTTGCCAGAATTCTTTCATTGTGGGGAAGCTGCTAATAAAACTAAATCCTCGACGCTTGTCGTATTCATTAAAAAATCTATAAAAATCTGCACGTTGTTGCTTTATATATTCAGGATCTAGATCCCGCCCATTTTTCATCCAGGCAATGTTTCTGCGCATGCGCTGAACTTCATAATCTTTGAATCCATCAAATCTATCAACACCTTCGGGCAGTTGATGGGATTCCATCCAATCAGCAACATCTTCTAATATTCTAACATAACTAGCTGGCAAAATTTGCAGACTCTGCCAGGCAGGCTGTCTGAGCAGGGGTGTATCAAACCAGACTCGCTGATAAGTCAGACTGTGTTTTTTACGTTGTTCCAGAATGATTTCCAGTAACTTTCGCAGACCCAGAATATTGAGGTTACTCATGGTAATGATGTAGGTCAGACTGTTGCGATATGGAACTCTGGTTAAAAATTCTTCGGTATTATGCAGACATTTGTCCAGATTGAGACCACCGCGTATGTACTCGCTCTGCTCTTTGATACCCGAATCCAAACTTACATACTGCATAAAGTGTTCAATTTTTGTTCCCTGACACAGTTGCTCAACCTTGTGCATGTATTTTTCAAACAATGCATCATCCACGCTAAAATTGCTGGTGACATCAACATGCAGATCACTCTTGGGTAATGCCAAGATATAATCGAACACTCGGTGGGTGTTTTTGTCCATGAGTGGTTCGCCACCAGTCATGCGAAAATGCTTGAGGTGGGGATACAGTTCTGGCCACCAGCGCCAGAAGGCTTCCACATATGGGTTTTCTTCACGAACCGGAATGGGTTTACGTCGCCCCTGAAAATGTATGGGATCATTGTGTGGTGTGGTGGTGGGATATGCTCCCCAGCGATCAATTTCTTTGCCCCATTCGGTGCTGAATTGTGGGCTGCAGTAACTACATGCCAGATTGCATCCGTGACTGAAATTGACCTCTACATAACTGGGAATAGCATCCTGATCCCAGGAACCATGGGCTATTTCTTCATAGTGTTCTGCTGCCCAGGGCTCACCGCTGCGATAGTGTCTGTCGCTAAGTTGGCCGTTGTCCTCGGCTGACCAACAATAGGCACACTCCGGCGGACGTTGCTGCTCCAGCATCAACTTACGCTGTGCTTTCTTGTGCGCAGTGTTATGCAATGCACCGGGATTGAACGTTAGTGGCGCAGCATCAATTTCATGCAAGGGAGGATGATAGCAACTATTGGTTAACCCAGTGGGCAAATGCAAACTGACCTGCTGCCATTTGGCCAGGCACAGTGCGTGACCCAATTTCTCACGCATCTCCTCGGCAGTGCTCATAAACTTGCTTTTACTCACGAATCATGGGGCCTTTGTTCTGAAAATTGCTCCGGTAATGATGCTTGAAAAATGCACTGGCGTCGGGATCCATGTCGACAATTTTCAACCCCAATCTCTGACGTAGTTCATCGCCCACAGCAGTGCAATGATCAGGCTCGTGATCTTTGTAATTTTGCCACAGTTCAGACAATGCATCAAACCACTGTACCTGCCGGTAATCCCAGTCCTGTAGCATGGTCAGTTGTGTGCCCAGTCTGGCACCATAGATGGCCCAGAAGCCATTTTCCACATCTGCACCCACTGTCTGCCAGATGCAAAGATTATCATAATTTCTACTGACAATACGGTCTTTGAATTGTTCAATATTGGGCCGGGTGCCACGATCCAGACACATTTTGACACCCTCGCGGAATCCAGCGCGCCAGGCCTGGAAAGGGGTGGCATTGGGATAGGTCGTACTGTAACAATCGTTCATGGCCCAGTAGTTGGGGTAAAAGCAAAACTCCACATCATTGGCCGCTGACCCATCGCTGGCTTCGTGAGTCTTCATATTGTGTACAAAGTCTTTGGTCCAGCAGCTCATGCCACCATTACCATATTGCAGTCCATTAATAATGTTTCTGGCCTTCCAGCGAAACACACAATCCCGATTGGTTGTATCTAGCTTCAACTGCAGATTAAAAAATTCTGGATCTGGTAAATTGTCACCGTCAATCAGCACAAAGCGATCGGTATCGCTGGCATCAGCAGCGGCTTTGTGTGCTGCATCTGACCCTTTGACCCCATCCACACGCTTGGCCCAGGGCACCATGTTCTGAATTTTAATCCAGAACTCTTCCTTCTTGGGTTCATCGTATGTGAGAAAAATACAATCTAAATCTGCAACATCAACGATTTCTACGCTCATAATATTCCGTCTCTAAATAGCTATCTTCTACAACAATTCCAGCATGATCTTTTACTACTTTAACACCCTTGTTGCTGCGAGTCAAAGCAAAATGATGAAAATATACAGGTTCGACTCGACAAATTTTTCCATCAACTACTCGCATGCAACTCCAATCATGTGTCACATACATCTCTCTGCTGATGTTTATCCAATTATCAGTGTCAGGAAATCCACTGCCCGAAAATCCTGTGACCCAGCCATCTGTATCATAATACGCACGGTATTCTTCAACCGCCGGTATCGCTGATATAGCCGACAATGCCTGCAAAAATTCAGACTCACCGGGTAGCATGAACAAACCCCTTCTCGTAATAATGTACTGGGTAATACTGATTGCGATTGTTGATTCTTACTATGTTGGCCTGCCACTCAACATTTGCATGATCAGTCACTGCCTGGGTTTCATTCCAGCCCTGAATTTGTGGTTTCAGATGAACAAAATTAAAAAAATCCAGGGTGGGGATGGTACACGTGTTGATCCCGACAATCTTTGTTGCTACTGCAAATGCAAGGTCTGTGGTGGGTGGTTCATTGATCAGCGCCAGATGATTTTTTACTGTATCCCAACCAGCATAAACATCACGCACCGTTCTAAAAAAGTCTGCACTCGTCTGACTATATCTAAAATAATACATGCCAGTGTATACGTCTGGCAAATCATTTTCTTTAAAAATCTTTCTGTAGGGACTCGATGTAATAGTCTCTGACTGGAGATTTTTGCAATGCAAACTAAAGCAGATGTCTCTGAATCTGAGCCCATCTAACCAGTGCGTGATATCCCGAGTGAATAGCAAATCACTTTCAAGTTTAATGGTTTCCTTAAAGGGAGTCAGATAGAATGCTTGCCACTCATTGCTCATCTTCCAGTGTTCATTTTTGGCATAATCAGTGGGAAATTCAATGATATAATCAAAAATCTCACGATGCTGATCAGTGATGAATTTGGCAGTGTTGGCATCTACCAGTATGGCATACTGATTTTGTTTTTGTGTTGCCTTGACGTTCAGTGCTTGCTGATAAGCCAACTCCAGATAATCAGTGATGTCATTATTTTGTGCAATGGTCAAGAACCCAAATTGACTTTTAAATTCACGCATGGGTCGCTGCCTCGATTAATTGTTCACAGGAATCAGACAGTAACCAGGCTTTACTCATTAAATGAATACTTTGCTTTGGTAATACCAGGGCCTGTCCTGAGGTTTTCAGGTAAAACTTGGAATCTTTTAATTCCAGACTATCAATGGGACCAGGCACGCTGACAATGGGCCAGGGCAAATAATTTTCCTGATTGGGACTATACCCATTTATGATATTGTCAGCAATGGTAAATGCATAATCATTTCTGAAATTTCTGGCTTCAATATTGTAGAGATCTCTGTAATATTGATAATTGCGCTCAATTACACCCACCAGATCAAATAACATTTGAGTCTTGGGAGTTTTATTAAACACAATCACAGTTGCCCAGAGTGTGTCCAGGCTATATTGTCCCATCTGATTGCTGTGTTGACTGCAGACATAATTATTTGTTTTTGTGATCTGATAATCTGACACCACATCTAAAATTTTCAGTAGATTGTCATCAAAAACAAAGTAATCGCTGTCTATCAGAATAGTCTGATCGTAGGGGCTCAACTCATAGGCCAGATATCTGCCACCATTGTGCCACGCTTCAAAATTCCCTGAATCAATGTTATATCTTTTATTGGCAAAATCCTGACCCGTGACAATGGTCACTGGCAGTTTAAGATAATGTTCTGCAAGAGTCGTCGCTCTGGCGGCAATTGTGGCGTAATCTATATAACCAGTGTTGTTGGCAAAGATCAATACGCCTTTAGATTTTTCTAACACGTCGCAGTTCTTCATGTTGAATATGCCAGGAATTCATTGCAGTCTGATAACACTCTCGGGCCTGAGCCAAAAGTTCAGATCGGTCACAACAGATGGGATTGCCATAGACATCCTCAATAAACAATTCATCTGTGGGCCAGGTGGCTAGGAAAGCCAGCAAAGTTTGATCAACTAAAAATAGCCCACCATTGTGGGCCAGGTGCAGGTCAATTTTAATTCGTTCCTGCAATGCACGTTTATTAATTTGAAAGTCGGTGGCTTGTTTAACCTGACGGATAATATTTTCAGTGGTGGTGGTCATACTTGTAATTATCTACGAAAGTGTGGTGTCAAAATAAAAGCACTGACTTAGTCAGTGCTTTTATTATACAAACTCGAACGATTAAAATCAAATTAGTTTAGTGTTGAAGCTGCTGTCACTGAGCCCCAGGTGTTGGTAAGATTGGTGGTTTCTGGTGGAGTAACAACCACGTTGGCGTTGATGGTCATGTTGATGGCATCGTTAAAGGTGTCTGTGGCACCATCATTGTAGTTGATGGTGAATGTGATGACGTTACCCAGGCCGCCGTTACTACCTGCAGTGCCTGAAATTTTAGCCAGCACTTCCACATAGTTTGAAGTGTATGCTGCGGTGGTATCTGTCAGTCGAATCAGTGTCTGATCTGATGTTGTCAGATCCCAGAAACCAATGGCACCACCATTAGTGGTCAGTGTGCCGCCAGTGCCAGTACGGCTGCTGGTGGTGAAATCAAAGTTCAGCGTTGCCAAACTAGTGCCCAACAATGCGGTCCAGGCGGTTTCTTTGGCATTGTCTGCACCGTTGGTCACACTGAAACTCAGTGCAATTCTGCCACCGGCATTGAAGAAATATCTGGCCTGATCACTGCTGGCAAATGTCACTGTGCGAACTTGTTGGAATGTTGTTGGGCTTGCAACGTTCCAGGTTCCAGCCAAACTGGTGGTTGTTGGCGTACCACGTGTACTGTTAAAGTTTGCGCGGTTGTTGAATGCGTTGGTAACGTTGGTTTGAAGTGTACTCAAAGCAGTGATTATACTACCAGCAGTTGGGTTGGTGATACCTGAACCCGACCCTGCCTGGTGTGTCAGGACGCTGTTTAATCTTGCCAACAATGTTGACCACTGTGTGGCAGTCACAGTATCACCTGTGGCCACTGCTGACAATGTGGTACTCTGACCATATCCCTTGTCACCTGAGCCCACGCCCCATACTGTGTTAATGTTTGCTACTGCATGGTTGGCAGTGCCATCGGCATTGCCTGTTGCAAATGTATTGTAGTGATCACGTAGGATCAAGTCACCGGTCTGATAAGCCATTTTTTAGTTCCTTTTAACTATTTAGTTTGACGATGGCTTCTACTACGCCTTCGCCGTCTTTTTCTTTATTTTCGAGAGATCTGCCAATGACATTGAACGCGGTCATCTCGTCCCGTCTGGCAGATCTTGCAAGCCCACGGCCCGCTGCAACCAACCGGTCGCCTTTTTTAACTCGGCCAATGACTCTGACCGGAACTCTACCACTGACCGCAACTGCAGGGTGGGTAACATCATCCCCGGCCCCACCATTCATTAAGAATGCTGCAGACTTACTAATTACACCAAAAACATCTTCGCTTAGATCATCGGCCACTGCGGTAATTTCCTTGGCTCCGCCCAGTGCAACCACTGTGCCAGGAGTATACGCCTGGTCGGCAGCAAAGCGTTCTGCCAAGTCGGCGTAATTGGCAGTGATGGCAGTGCCTGAAAAATAGGTTGCATAAACGTTGCCAAATCTGTTGTCCACTTGTCCGATGTTACCCACACCATCTGTGCCTGTTTTGGTCAGACTTGGTACTGATGCAGGATTACTACTGGTGATGTTACCCACAAAGTTGTTGGCATAGATGTTATTGAATCGGTTATTTGCTTGACCAATATCTCCCGAACCATCTGTGCCTGTTTTGGT